TTTTTTACATTGAGGTGAGCCATGGTTGCATACCCTAGTCAACCTACAACTCTAGCGCGATACCCCCCACGCTCAAGAGTGGATGGTGCTAACCCATTGAAATCATTGAGAAAAATGTGGTGCAAAATCCCCACACTCCCCCCATACAACTTAACACATTGATTTCAGTACGCTTTTTCCCTCTTGAAGCCTAACCCGAACCATGAGCGTTATCGTAGCCGCAACGGTCGTCCGTTGTCTGATCTTCCCTTACCGGATTGTCAGCATAAGCGATGCTAATCGCATCTTATCCAACCTTCTGCATGCGGAGAAAGGCACATGACGGGCACACACAACGACAAGGAAGTGCGGGTTGCGTTGGTTCATGGGTTGTATCGCGTGACGTATGACGGCGCTGTTCACTGGTCCGAGACACTCACAGGTGCATGGTTGTGGGTGTTGGGTCGGGACATGGCGTCAACGGTTCACTAAGGCGACGCTAGTCGCGTCACACTAAGGCTAAGGGGGCACAACATGTCAGGCATCGAGCAACGCAAGGGTAGCAATCGTGCGCGTGCTGGTAGCGTGAACGGATCGCGGAAGGGAGACGGGTTGCGTGCTAAGCGTTCGTTGATTAAGCAGTCGGCGAACGCTAGCCCGTTGGCTGAGGTAGGCGACGTCAACGCAAAGCAAGCCAAGCGAGTGGCTTCACGCTTGCCAGCCTCGCTTATCGATACGTCTCCCGTCTTGGACAAGAGCAAAGGCGTGCCTTGGTCGCGTCTGTCTTTCGTTCACTTCGAGGGAGATCGGGACGACAAGGGATACTGGTTCGAGCGTGGCAATCCGTGCCTGTTTGATGATTGCCAAAACGGCATGGGGCAATCGGAGGACGGCCAAGAATTGATCCGTGCACAGATGTTTCCTCGGGCACGCAAGGGGCGATGGGTCAACCTATGGGTCATGCCTCGCAATGTGGTGCCGTGTGACGGCCGTGTGCTGGCCCGTGAGGCTGAGCGGGACGAGCTAGACCTGCTCTTGCTGGACTATCGTATGCGCACCGTGCACGGCGAGGAGATGGTTGCTCCATATCGCCATCGCGTACCGGGTTGAGAGTGGAAAGGCGGGGCATAATCACCCCGCTTTTCTTTCACCCCTCGGATTGCATATACATTATGTGTCAATAGGCGCGGCTAGCGCCGCTGTACTAAATGTTATTGTTATCGATCACATTTTTGTGATTACTATCGTTATCGTGGTTTGGTACTCTGCACTCACGAAAGTTGACCAGTTAGGCGCCGTCAAGGGGAGTAGCGACAGGCGCCAGTGACCCAAGCACGGACCGGTGCATCGCGCTATGCGGTGCGCTGGTGACGCCCCCAAGTAAGGGGGGCTTGATCTGGTACGTCTACCAATGCCAAGCGCAAGCTTGGGCACGACGGGGAACCGGATGACGGTCACATTGGGTAAGGACCAGCACCGTTAGCTGGAACACGGGACTGCGGGAGTTAATACCCCGAACGCAGTCAGACCACATGGCGACGTGTGGTCTTGCCCCTGCTCGCACACGCGAATGACGCTTCGCAGGGTTGACGCACACCATCCCAAGATCATTGGCCAAGGTAGAGGCAAGAACGCTGGCGCAAGCTGGTTAGTATTGGCGACGCTTTGTTGCTCGCTGGATCAGGCCATCCGGCCTAGGGGCGCAAGAAAGATGGTATGCAACATGGACTCTCGTCCGTCTCCCTTGGGCGATGCATCAAGCTACCAGCAATCACGCTGTCTTGAATGCCTCGCCTATAGGAGATGGCAAGATGGCCAAGAAAGTCGCAGATCTGTTCGATACCGTCACCCTTGATGGTAACAAGCTGGATGCACAACGCGAAGCGCTGCTCGCTCAGCTTGGCACGTTCGCCGGCAATATGCAGATGCATCTCGTCGGCCTCATCATCCATGCTTCGCTGCATGGTGACGTTGACAAGCTGAACAAGCTCGACGCTTCCGTTGGCAAGGGGGATTATACTCCCTTGCAGCGTGCCAGCATGCGCGCATGGGTCATTAAGAATGGCCCGTGTGGCTGGTCGCCAAAGAATGGTGACAAGCCCGCTCGCTTTTCCTTCAATAAGGACAAAGCCAAGGCGCTCGCCGATCGCTACAACGCAGATGCCAAGGCCACTATCAACGCGCTCATGGCCGTTGTGTGGTATGAGGCACGCAGGGAGAAGGACGAGTTCACCGGGTTCGATCTTGACAAGGCTATCAGTGCGCTCATCAAGCGTGCTGAACGCTTGATGGAAGAGCACGAGGATATGGTGGGCGAAGAGATCAAGGTTGACCGTCTGCCTGCCTTGAAGGCGCTGATGAACAGCAAGGGGAACAAGCGCAAGATTCGCCACACTCCCGCTGTGACCTCCGATGTGGTGAGCGAAACCATCAACTAAGGGTCTCAACGCTCATGACTGGTTTCCCGTGCTGACTATAGGAGTTAGCGCCCTTCGTTAGCACGGGACTGCCAACGCTGCTTGCCTCTGCAACTTTCCCCAACGGAAGTTGTACGCGGGCAGCGTTGGCGTGTCTTCAACCATGCGCCATGGAGGCTGGGCTTGGACCCACGAGCAAAAAAATCAATTCTGCGCAAGATTGCCGCTGAACGGTTTGTCATCAAGCCGCTCAAGGTGGATCGTCCCGTGCCTAATGACTTCCCGTGTTACTGGGGGGAGTGGTCCGGGTATCGTGGCATCGGCAGTGGACGAAAGAACAAGACAAAGAACCTCAGTGAATACACTGACATCGAAGTCTTTGTCGACGGAAGGCGTCTCTGGAAACGCATCAAGCGAGCACCAACAGAGCGCCTGTAACGGAATCTGTCGAGTGTGCGGTTCATCTACCGCACGCGTGGACGGAGTACCCGTCCCTAACACGGGCTGCCGTGGGGAATGGGTACGATGCACGACAAGGTGTGTCCCTTGTTGTGAACGATGTGGCCGAAGAAACTAGTAAGGCAGATGATCGCGACATCGAATGAACGTTGATCGCCACACATGCCTGCACAGCTTCGAGGTGGACACTTGACACTAATGGCTTACCAGCAGGTGCTGGAGCACAGTCTGACTTGTGCGACATACCGTCTGTGAAAGGATGGTTGTTGTGGGTTCGATTCCCATAGCTGTTTACGGGTGACTTACGAAGTGTGCTCACGGAGAACGAGTCTCCAAAGCTCGTGATCCAGATACGCTCGCGGCTGGCCCTACGCTGTTCGTAGGACTACTGGCTGGGCCTAATGGTTAAGGCTTCAATACATGGGTGCCTTAGAGCGAAATCACGTGGTTACACGAGGTGGGACCAGTCGTGTCTAATCTTCCTGGTCCCGACAAATTCTAATCCGTGCCACCACGTAGCACGCCACCGGCTCCTCGTGGTGGAGGACGACCTGGATCATGTCGTTAAACTGATCCAGCTATGCCTCGCGTAGCTCAGCTAAGCTTCACCACACATGGGGGACGAAATGCAGAATGAGATAGCGAAGATTTGTGGTCGCAAAGCGTGGATCGTACGTCCTGTGCATCAGCGCACCATCCAGGTGAACGCCAAGCCTCGCGTCTACGTCGAAGGTCTGACCAAGCGTGATGGTTCGTACATACGCTTCAAGTCAGTGCAGCGGGCTGAGCGCCACATCCGCAACATGGGACTGGACAAGAAAGACAATGGGTAAGCTACCTCGTAAGCAGCGCCCCAAGCGCTCTCACTACGCGTCCAAGTGGGACTACGAGCGTGCGCTGTGGTCCTACTCTTGCTCCAAATCCAACATCAACGCTTGGCTCAGGTACACGGGCAATCGTCGTCCGTCTCCTAGCAAGAAGCGTCAGCAACGTCGCCAAGACATGCGCATGTATGCAATGATGACGCATCCTGGCTTCGGGAGGGTGTGATCTTGAACATCTTCTTTCTCGATACGTGTCCTAAGATGGCTGCGCGCTATCTAGGTAACAAGCACGTCGTCAAGATGACATTGGAAAGCGCACAGATGCTGTGCACTATCCAACGTGGGTACGGTAACACGCACCCGAAGCTGTACAAGTCGGCGTACACCAATCATCCGTGTACGAAGTGGGCTGGTTCATATCGGCTCAATTACATGTGGTTGCTCGAACACTTCAAAGCGTTAATGGAAGAGTACACCTTTCGGTTCAAGCGCAAGCATCGTTGCAGCGAGTTACTTCCTCTCGTTGAGAACGTACCGTACGGTATGCCGGATGGTTTTACTCTTCCGCCCCAATGCGTTCACGAGGATTGCAAAGTGCCTAACGATCCCGTGGCTGCGTATCGCTTGGACTACAATCGGCACAAATCCCATCTCCACCACTGGGGTAATCGTCACGTTCCGTGGTGGGCTAACAAGAGTAAGGCGTTTGAATTCACCACCACCACTGACGGAGGGACTGAAGCATGATCGTGGGACGTATCGTGGATGGGGCTTACAAAGCTCTGTATGGTGATGTGCCTAAGCGCATGTTGCCGAGCAATCGTTGGAACAAGGGTAAGAGGGACATTCCCACCAACCCTGGCCAGCGTCAGCGCTTCGAGTACAAGGTGTTCGTCACCCGCTACACACAGCTGGGGTACTCGGGCAAGACATTCAAGCAGCGCAAGACGAACAAGGGACGTGTGTGTCACACGATGAAGGTCATCAAGACCCGTGGTCGCTGCTTCCGTGACTTGGAAAAGGCGCTCAAGCGCTTCCACTATTTGACTACGATCTGTGCCAACACGGACAACGTAGTCCTTATCCGTCTGCACGAGTCGCAAGCAGAGAAACAGGTACTTCAACGCAAGCTCGGTGAGCGTGTGAAGAAGTAACCGTCTAGGTCCTTCGTTTAAGGCAGGCGCCACATGGCCAAGGGGAAGCGAAACTGCGGCGCGCATTACCCTTGAAGACAGCTTCGGAGTTCATCGGGGGGCCTTTGGGCGCTCGAAGCTATGTTGGTTCAAATCCAACAGGACCTAACCCACACTTTGGGGGAGAGAAAGATGGACGATCTACCTTCGATGCTTTGGTTGGCCACGTTCATGTTCATGATCGGATGGAGTGCAGGCATCCTCATGGCATGCTGGGCTATGGGACTCAACACTACAAAACAACGGAGATGACACATGACAGGGGAACAGTATCTACTGCTTGGTACCGGGTTGTTTCTTGTCCTTGTTCTTATGGGGGTCCTTTGGGCTCGCCATCAGGGCAAGCGTGGATGCGATTCGTGCGGCTCGTGCACGTCGTGTCGAGATTGAGCGCGGGCGTCGTCTGACTCGGCGCATTTCTGTTAGCAATTCCAGAGGGGATGTTGCTATGTCACAATTCGTGAACAGGAGGGAGTTCATGCAACGGGAAGCCAAATACCCCGCTGTTCATGGTGACAGCGGTTATGCGATGACCGTAGTGGATGCACCACGGGCCAACGTGCGCAAGTTCGAGGAGTGTCCGCATTGCCATTGCATTACGGACAATCCGTGTAAGGAGCAAGTCGAGAAGTCTTGCTGGGAAGACTGGGCAGATCTCTTGGCTGATGCCAAGGGCGGCTAGAAGGGGACGATCACCATGGATATGCGAACAATCTACGAGGCGTTGTTGTGGCTGCTAGTTGTTCCGATTCTTCTGATCGTCCTCTCTTTTATTATTGCGATAGGGAGAATTGAATTATGGATATAAAAACAAGGCGTTACTGGATTGAGGAGAACGAAAGTGCTCGTGCCACCTATGTGATGGCAAATGACGAGTACGGCCATCCTCGCAAGATCGAAGCTTTCTACTGGGTTGTCCACGGGCGACAGGGGGCATACCAGAAGGCACACAACAAGTACATGCGTTCACTCCACCACACATTGAGAAAAGGAGCAGCATAGCATGGCAAAGAACAACGAGAAGATCGTGAGCGAGAAGAGGTCGTTCCGTTTCAAGGGAGAGTATGCAGATCGTGCTCTTGCTTTGACCCGCATGAATGACGAGATCACCAACGCTACTCAGCTTGGGTACACTGTCACCGAAGTATTCTACCACAAGGCTTCAGTTGGTGACACGACCATGGTCACTGTCGCAGCCTCTAAGATGGAGGCGTGACACATGAGGTGCCCCCACATGCACACAAAGATCGAGCTATCTGGTGTCTTCGACAATCGTGACACGGCTATCATGGCCCTCACCACGAACATGGACCGTCTCAACAAGAAGGGGTACGTCTTCACGTTCGGAGACGTGCTCCATACGACTGACGGCAAGTACGAAGTGCGTCTACGCGCAGAGTCCAATCGTGTAACCGAATGATGGGAGATAAACATTCTTGAGTAAATGGAAAAAGTGGTTTGATAGTTTATCAGAAGATAAACGTGAAGAACAACGAATTAAAAGACGCAACTGGTATCATAAAACAAAAGAACAAAGATGTTCTTATCAAAAAGAATATAGAAAGAAGGGAGATTTTGAGTTTTATAGAACGATCAAACGTAAATATGGATTAACAAAAGAAATGTACGCGGACCTTCTCAAGATTAGTAACAATAGTTGTATGATTTGTGAGAAAGAGTGTAAACTAGTAGTCGATCACTGTCACACCACGGGCAAGGTCAGAGGACTACTTTGTCATAGGTGCAATTCTGTTCTTGGTCACATCGAAAACCAAGAATTGATGGCGGCAACTAGAAAGTATCTAGGAGAACCTACATGAAAATCTTTACCTACGGAACGCTCAAGTACAACCAGCCCAACCACCACATATTGCGTGGAAAGAGCGTACGTATTGCTGAGAATGCAATCATGCGTAACATGAAGCTCTACGATTTGGGAGCTTTCCCTGCTGCTATTATGGCACCAGGAAGCGAGGACGACTTCATTGTCGGTGAAATCTACGATCTCCACCACGATAAAGAGGAGTTCACCGTGTCGTCTCTCGATAGGCTCGAAGGTCATCCCTACCTTTACGAGCGTCAGGTCCGCCAGTGTGTGGACGAACAGGGAAACCACCACGAAGTGAACGTCTACGTATACCTGCATTCTGTGCAGGGGTACCGGCTTATGCCGGATGGTAAGTGGGGTAACTAAAGGGAAAGGGAAGTACACGTGAAAGTTAAGGCTAGTGCACTCAAGGCTGGCGACACGCTGGACCTTGGCGATGGTAAGATTGCCGTCATTACGAGCAAGATTGCCAAGACGGTCGAGATTCCTGCACGCAAGCGCAAGGTTCTCACGCTCAGCGTTGACGTGAAGAACAACAAGGGGCCGCTACCTACTGCAGGCTTCGATCAGTTCGTTGTGTTCGGTGACCAGGAGTACAAGGTGGTCGTCGAGAAGTCCAGCCGCATGACTCGCTTCAAGGCGTGGGCAAGCGGATGGATTCCGTGGCGTAGTCGAGAAGCCGTTGCGTAACAGAGAGAGCGTAATGTGAAAGGGCCTCACGTCTCCGGATGTGGGGCCTTTTTCATGCCCGGAGATACGTAATGGAAAAGATGATTAAGATGTTCTTCAAATGTGGAGCACGCTTGATACTCCACGAGTATCGCACACTTGAGGCAGCTGTTGCTGATCAACGTGATGCACGAGAACACGGGCAGAAAGCTTTCATTGTGCTCGAAGGAGGGAAGAGCAAATGAAGAAGTTCGACACGTACTTCGCCAAGAAAGCCGGCGTCTGCAAGATCATGTACAAATACAGCGAAGGATACAAAGAGGGTTCGCACACCGCGTGCCACTCTTGTCTCGCTGATATGCCACGTGGTAGCACCGAACTGCTCACGTCTACGTGGCCTAACGCGAAAAACCCAGCAAAATCAAGGGTTTTTTACAACTTTCTTCTCGATGAGAACAAGTCTCCGTGGAGAAAAGTGCTCAAGAATTTCTCGGTACACGAGAACCACGTGCACTTTCACGATCTGTCTAAGCTGAATTCTCAGATCACGGACAATCTGTGCATCGCGTTGCGTCTACCAAGTGAGAGGCCGTTGCACTTCGATCTATTCGTGAAGTTGCTAGATCACTTCGACATCGTTGATGCGGTGTATCTGTGCACTCAATTCAGACTTAATGAGTACGGTCGCGTGTCTCGTAGCAACACAATGGGTGGTCACTTCGCATTCAACGACTTCCGAGAGTTGGATTACCAAGCATTCGTCAACGGCGAACCAAAGCCGACTGACAAGACAATGATGAATGAGCGAGCGTACGTTCATCCGATCAATGTCATTTGGCAAACGACTAAAGACTCGGCTCCGAAGATCTACCGTGCTCTGACTGATGACGGGTACCGTGGAAAGTTTGGCACTTATCGCTTTAACTACGACACAAAGACGTTCGAAATGACCTTCGATAACTTCGTAACTGAAGTAAAGAAACTGGATAAGGCAACACAATGGTGACACGTCCTAACTACTCAGCTTTGAAAGGCTGTGTGTTTCTGATGCCTCAACCTGACATGGCGGTGGCAAAGATGATTCACCGCTTCGGTGGACAGTGGACACGTAGCATAGAGGCAGACTTCAACGGAGTGATCTTCACTGGTGGTGAGGACGTCTCTCCGTTTCTGTATGGCGAACCTCCGTTGCCGAACACCCGGTGCAATATCCGTCGTGATATGCGGGAGGTGTACGTCTACAAGAACGTACCGATGGAGATGCCTAAGATTGGTATCTGCCGTGGTGGTCAGCTGTTGAACATCATGTGTGGTGGTCGCATGTGGCAACACGTGGACAATCACACTCGTCATCACAGCGTTACTGTCTTCAACGACACCAAGATTATGGTGTCTAGCACGCATCACCAGATGATGATTCCTGGTGACAACGGTGTGGTGCTCGGATGGGCAGCAGAGTCAAAGCGAAAGGAACGACACAATGAAACTGTATCGTTGAAAGATAACAACCACGATGATGCTGAGATCGTGTACTACGAGCAGCAGAATTCCCTTTGTTTTCAACCACATCCTGAGTACGCCAACTACGACGACTGCACCAATCTCTTTATTGAATTAGTGAGGACACTTTACGATGACAGCAAACAAAATCCAGGAAGCGTGGGAAGCCCTGCGCAATAAGCAAAAGGAATTTCAGAATGAGAATTCAAAAAGTGCGGGTGCCGAATCGGGAACTGCTCCCCTCAGCGCTGAGAGAGTTCGGAGTCTCCTGGAATACAACCCAGATACTGGGCACCTTTACTGGAAGAGCGACGGACGGCGTGCTGGGAGCATCCAAGATAAAGGTTATCGAACCATCGAGATTGATGGCCGATCCTATTATGCGCATCGAATTGCGTGGCTTCACTACACTGGATCGTGGCCCGATAATGAATTGGACCATAAAAATCGGGAGAAAGACGATAACAGCATCGAGAACCTTCGTGACGTGACACGTTCGGAGAACAACAAGAATCGTAGATCTTGGACATGGAGCAAGAAAGATGAAGAAGTGGCTCAGGAAGAATGAGTATTTTTACTGGCGCACGTACCACGATGGCATCTCGTACAATGAGCCAGTAGTACGCGTTATCTGGACCCTGTTCGGTAGGATCGTGTGGACCAGCACGTACACTCCCTCCGAAGAGGAACTGCGTACGCGTTGGCTTGCAGTATAACTCGGGGGTTTCATGTGTGGATTGTTCGGAGCGCATTCAACAACGCTCAGTGACAACGAAGTCGGCAACGTCAAACTTCTAGCGCACTTGTCTGGTCTTCGTGGCATGGATAGCACTGGTGTTATCCTTGCCAGCAAGTTTAAGAAGGGCTTCCGAGTCTACACTGACAAGGAAACAATCGATCCGTGTACGTTCTTTAGGGAGCGTGACCCGATCAAGGCCGCTGTGTCTACCGTAGTGGGTCACTGTAGGTACGCTACACACGGCAGTGTTTCATGGAAGAACGCACATCCGTTTCACTTCGGTAAGATCGTAGGTGTGCACAACGGCGTCATTCACAAGCTTGCTCCAGGTAAGGATCAAGATCGTACCGATAGCTCTGTGCTGTACGAAAAGATCAACGAGATGGGTCTAGTACCAGCCTTGGAGGAAGCACGAGATGGCGCGTACGCTTTGGCGTGGGTGAACGTGCAAGAGAATACGTTGAACTTTGTACGCAATGAACAGCGTCAGTTGTGGTTCATGCGAGCCAAGTGTAACACTCTGTACTGGGCTTCTGAGAAGCGAATGCTCGACTTCCTTCGAGCCAACGCAACGAGTTCTTACGATGAGCCGTGGCTGCTCAAGAGCAACGTGTTGCTGACGTACCCACTGGGCAGCATGGCTCACCGTCTCACTGAGAATGTTCTTCCTGCTCGGGTCTACAAACCAGACCCACCAAAGGAACGTACGTTCATCTCCGAATGGTGTCCGAACTGCACACGAGCCAAGCGCTTCTGCCAGTGCGGTGGTGGAAAGGAGACAAGTGTCCCCTTGCTCCCTTTTCTCCCGGATGGGAAGAAGAGTTCCACCAGTGGTGGCAAAACTTTAAATAGGTTCTACTACGAAGGACAAGAGTGGAACCTGTGCTCTCAGTGCTGGAAAGAAGAGGACGAATGCACGTGCCCCGGTGAGTTCACTCACGTGCGGAACATGCCATCTAACGACACGTCAGGTGCTTCCTCCGAAGGTGTGAAGGAACTCTACGCAGGATTCAACAATCGCACGATGTCAATCCCTGAGGCTGAAAGAGCCTTGGAGATTGGTTGCGCCAATTGCAATCACATTCCCGATGTTACCGAAGAAGTAGTGTGGACTGAGCACGACACGTTCTTCTGTAAACGCAAGGAATGTCAGGAGATGAGTGATCAGTGTTATCACCCTGGTCACCCAAGGTTTAAGTCTGAACTAGTGGAGATTGACTGATGCTGAAGATTGGCTGTGACCCTGAGTTTTTCCTGAAGCACGACAAGTTCGGCTTCGTGTCTGCACACGATCTGGTACCTGGTACCAAGGACTCTCCATTCAAGTTGGAGAAGGGAGCGGTGCAGGCAGACGGCACCGCAGTGGAGTTCAACATCGAGCCTGCGTCCACTGCCGATGAGTTTCACGAGAACATCATGTGTGTTCTCAAGCAGATTCGCAGCATGATCGATCCGAAGTTGAAGTTCTACATGTACCCCACGGTACAGTACGAGCGTAAGTACTTCGACAGCCTTCCTGAGATGCCGAAGGAGTTGGGATGCACTCCCGACTACAACGCCTACAACGATGGCAAGGCTAACCCTCGTCCGAACAACAACACCACAATGCGCACTGGTGCTGGTCACATTCACGTTGGATGGACAGAGGACGTTGATCCCTTCGATAAATCTCACATGTACGATTGCATCGTGATGACGAAGAACTTGGACAAGGTGTTCACTCACGTCGAGAAAGTCTTCGACAACGACACGGATCGTCGTCGTCTGTACGGGGCACCTGGTGCCTTCCGTCCTAAGACTTACGGTGTCGAGTATCGCGTTCCATCCAACGCATGGTTGCGGTATCCCTCGTTGCACAAGGCGATGTTCGAGTTGACCTCGTTCGTCTACAAAACGGTGAATGGTGGGAGTAAGATCAACTATGTTCTACCTCTTACGAGCTTCGGTAAGTTCGATAGCAAAGAGATGGTTATGTAACATGACTGACAAAGAGAAAGGGTACGTCACTTATGATGACGTGCGAATGAAGTTACACGGTGCCTATGTCACGTACAAAGGCACCCTTTATTTTGCCATGGCAGAATCCAAGCAGCAACCAGGTGGTAACAATCACCTGGTGCACCTGTATCGACCTAAGGACAGAAGCCGAGACGCTACGTCAAAAGCAGATCCTTTTGTCGTAGACTATAGGAGTGACGATGTGGACATCTCGTCCATTCCTCTTGGGTACGTCAATCACAATGGCAAGGCACACTATCTTGAGCGTCATCCGTTCCGTAAGAACGCTCAGGGTGCTAGCCCTTCCAACATTGTCAACGCGGGAGATTATAACGTCTTCTACTCAGACTCTATGGATGTTCTGATCAATAACAATTACCCGAGTTTCATGGATGCGCTGAGCAAGATCGAAGAAGATGAGGTCGAGAGCATTGCGTTTAGCCGTATCTTTGCTCTCAAGCGTAACGATCTCAACAAGCGATTGGTCGAAGTTTTGCTGCGCAAGCGTCCCATTGGGTTCGTCATGGGTAAGTCGATCTCGTTGTACGAGAGTCCCGAGAGATCCTTCATCGTAAAGAAACTTACGCAGGCTGGGGTTGAACTATGAGCCAGGTATTGGTGCACGAGTGCGTGTACAAGAAGCTTCGTCGTGGTGACTTGGGGCTGGAACTCGAAGTCGAAGCGATGAAAAGTCTCCCTGATATCAAGGAGTTAGGGTGGGTGACGAAGGTTGACGGATCTCTTCGTTACATCGGTAAGGAGTACGTTACGTCGTCTCCCATCAAGAACGACGCGCACAAGTTCACCAAGCTGGAGCACCTTACCAAGAACATCAAGGAGAAGGGTGGAGACGTTCTCAAGGACAGTCACCGCACTTCGTTCCACGTGCACCGCAACGTGACAAGCTGGGAACCACACATGGTGTGGAATGCAGCATGTGCGTATTGGTTGTTTGAACCGTTGCTGGTCAAGTATTGTGGTAAGCACCGAGAGGGTAATCAGTTCTGTTTGCGTCTCAAGGATGCAACCAGTCTTATCGACACGTGCACTGAGAATATTAATCAGAAACGAATGATGCCGTTCGTTGAATTCAACAACGCAGACATCAAGTATTCTTCCTTGAACCTCAAGGCTATACCGAATTACGGGTCTATTGAGTTCCGGAGTATGCGAGGATCTTTGGACCCTAAGGTTTTGGATACATGGTCTACGGCCTTGCACGACATGACCGAGATCGCAGCCAAGGAATTCAAAGATCCAGCACAACTCATGGACACGTACTTCGGTCACGATCCCATTGTTTTCATGGGGAAATTTCTACCCACTGAACTTACCAAAGAGTTGATTACCTTGGGTGGTAGTAAATCCTCTGACCTTATTACCGATATGGAGCCGTACGTATGTGAGATTGCGTACGCCACCGATTGGAACCGCTGGAAGGCACGAGTTAACAAACAGTGGGAAAAGAACAAGGACGTAAACGTCAATGAAATCAACGCTCTAAGACGAGAAGTAGAAGCTTTTGGTGGTGTGTTCCACGCCGAGGAAGAACCCCCAGAAGTAGCCGAACCAGCGTCTGCTTGGTTCAATCGAGCAGAGCGTACACTGCGCCTTACTCAGCGCTTGGCTGAGTTGATGGTTGGTCGATATCCGTGGATCAACAGAGACCGTCAGCACGGTTTCTACACCCTCAGTGTGCGGTATATCCTGAACAGGAACATGAATGCTGTTGGAGCAATAGTTAATGACATCCAGCGCCGCGCGATAGGCCTCGACCTAGACGAAGGAATGGAAGAATGATCAACGCTATCTATCCGTATCACAGTGGCTCAGAGGGTGCTCGTCTATTGGCCAGGGCTATGAGGGTACCCCGTATTAAACGGGATCGAAGCCGCTTCGTAGGGTCTCCTCGTAAGACGGTCATCAACTGGGGGTGCCACAGCCTCCCTGCTACGGTGTCTCGGTGCCGTATTATCAATGCCCCTGAGGCGGTCGCTACGGTGGCTAATAAGCTGTCCTTTTTCCGGAAAGTGACCAATGTAAGGGGTCTTAACATCCCTAAATGGACCACTGACCGTACCCAGGCCCTAGAAATCGCGCGTAGGGGGTCAAATTTGGTCGTACGCGCCCTTTTGTCTTCGTCAGGGGGTAGGGGTGCTACCATTGTAAACGCCCGTCCTGGGCTAAATTTGGGGGATATACCGCATGCTCCTCTTTATACCGAGTATGTGAAGAAGGAAGCCGAGTTCCGTATTCACGTGGTGAATGGGGTGGTTATCGACGCTACCCGCAAGGTGGCTAGGGCTGGTCAAGAGCCTTCCAACTGGCAGATCCGGTCCTATGACAACGGGTTTATCTTCCAGCGGGAGGGCACCACCACCCACAGGGGTTACGCCAAGGCCTGTGAGCAAGCCTTGTTGGCTATGCAAGCAGTAGGCCTGGTCTTCGGTGGTGTGGATGTAATCTACAACGCTAGAGAAGACAAGGCGTATGTCCTTGAAGTGAATAGCGCACCAGGTATTGAAGGCACCACGGTTGACAAGTATAAGCAAGCCTTTGAAAGGATTAGATAATAATGGCTCGTTGTGAAATATGTGATTATTGCGATACAATAGGACAGAGTAGTTATAATGATTACTCAGCTTGCAGCAATGACGGAATGTCCAACCGTGCTGGAATTAGCACCACTTGGGAGAGAATTCTAGCTGGTGACGGTATGCCAGAAATGGGAGTCACAAAGATTTGGGAACAGAAAGTTTGGTTAGACGAACGAGGAGAGCTTTGTTCTAAGTGTAGAAAAGAAATCGATCTGACCGTATGGGATAACTATATGATCTATGGTAATACTATTGACAAAGAGGACGAATCAGTTCACAATGAGGTGCAGATGAAGCATTATGATACAAGAATTAAAGAAGACATAGAGTAATAAAAGAAGCATTGCGTACATTACGTACCTCTTATCCGTCTCTATAAAAAGAATTTTAATTATAATCTAGAGAACATAATGCAGCATAAAGATAACTCTAAGGTAGTAAGAAGGGAACAGTGTCCTGATTGTCGCTTTAAGCGCAAGGACACTTCTTCAGATAACCTTGTCGTCTATGAAGATGGACACAAGCATTGCTTCTCTTGTGGGTACCATGAGTCCCCCAAGCAAGCACCAGTAGCTATTCCTCATGATGAGACGTCTCTACAATTTGTAGCATGGCGTGGTGTCTCAGAGGACACAATGCGCTTCTTTGGTGTTAAGTGCTACGTCAGTTCACTAGGTGAACCTCTTAGCATTATCTACCCCTATGGTAGCTCTGGCACTAAGGTTAGAAGTCTTTCTAATAAATCGTTCGTCTGCACTGGAGAGATGCGAGAGGCTGGTCTATTCGGTAAGGATAGGTTCCCCAGCGGTTGCTCTAAGACAATCACTGTGACGGAAGGCGAACAAGACGCCTTGTCCGTCTATCAAATGCTAGGCCGTGGAGGCTCAGCAGTAAGTGTACGCTCAGCATCACAAGCCTTGCGTGACTGTCAACAGGACTACGAATATCTGAATTCCTTCGAACGTATCTACCTGTGCTTCGACAATGACGAGCCAGGTCAAGCTGCCTTGAAGGAGGTCGCTAAGCTCTTCGACGTGAACAAGGTGTATCGCGTAGACCTTGGCAAGTACAAGGATGCCAATGAGATCCTGGTAGCTGGCCAAGCGGAATTGTTCCGTGAGATCTGGCGTAACAGTAAGCGGTATCTACCCAAGGGGATTGTGAATGACCTCGACAGCATCAAAGACATTCTGTCCAAAGAAGATAACCAAGCCATTGCCTCATATCCATTCCCAACGCTCAACAACATGGCGTATGGCATCAGGCTCGGTGAACTCAATCTCATCACCGCTATGGAGAAAGTCGGTAAGACCGAGGTACTCCGCGCTATTGAATACCACATCCTCAAGACGACCAATCACAAGATTGGAATAATCCATCTAGAAGAATCGGAGAAACGAAGTGTCCAAGGTTTGGTTGGCTACGAGCTTGGTATCCCTGTTCACCTTCCTGATAGTGGCCTTAGTGTTGACGACCAACTATCTGTCTATAAATCGCTCTCTGGCGGGGATGGTTCAAGGATCAACTTCTATACGCATTTCGGGAGTGATGACCCTGATGCTATTCTGGGCATCATTCGTTATATGGTCGGTGTCCTTGGCTGTAGCTTCATCTTCCTGGACCACATCAGTATGCTGGTCAGTACTATGGCAGGCACCGACGATGAACGTAAGTCCCTAGATCGTCTCAGTACCCGTCTCGCCATGTTGACACGAGAGCTTAAGTTCACCTTGTTCATGATCTCTCACGTCAACGATGATGGTCAGACACGTGGGTCTCGAATGCCATCTAAGGTCTGCGACCTAGAAGTATACATCAGCCGAGACAAAGAGAATGCAGATCCAGAGGTACGTAATTCTATCCGGGTTATGGTCAAGAACAATCGTTGGGGTAGCACTACTGGTCCTGGTGGCATTCTCAAATTTGATCCTCAAACATTCAAGGTAACTGAGCCTGATGAGCAAGAATTCTCTCCGGACGCTTGAAGGCACGGGGTGGGAGGATCTTCGATTTTGGAAGTACCTGTATAAGTATCGTGGAATGCGTGAAGCAATCCTTGATCGTGAACGTCTCAATCCAAAAATCAAAGTTCTCCCACCCGAAGAATTGTGGTTCCGAGCTTTCGAATACACACCGTTGAATAAAGTTAAGTGCGTTATTCTTGGTCAAGATCCGTATCACACACCAGGAGTAGCGAATGGCCTAGCCTTCTCTACGATGGCTGGTGCAAAGATTCCTCCATCTCTTAGAAACATATTCAAAGAGTACACAGAGGACTTGGGGTATCCAATGCCACGCAGTGGGTACCTCAAGAAATGGGCAGACGAAGGTGTTCTACTACTTAATACTTCATTGACAGTGGACTCCGGAAAGCCAGGTAGTCACGCAAATCTTGGATGGGAGCAATTAACTTATGAAGTACTTCGTGTCGTCTCAAACCGAGGAGTCCCCACAGTCTTCGTTTTCTGGGGAAAACATGCCGCCGACTACATCGGTGCAGTGGAGCAACTACCTAGCAACGGTTGTATCGTATCAGGACACCCCAGTCCAATGGCCGTATCGGCAGACGTCCCCTTCTTCGGAAGTAAACCGTTTTCCAGGACAAACGCCTTCCTGGATCACAGCGGTGTATCCAGTATCGACTGGCGTTTATATTAAGACACCTAAGCAGGAGGATGGTGAAATGAAATACAAGTCTAAGACGACAAAGGCAGTATCGTACGATCTGAATATCAATGCGTACGAAGATAACGAGGACGCCAAGAAGTTCTTTGGTACTCACGCAGAAGCAGTCAAGAAGGCCAAGGTAGGTCTTCCTTGGAGTGCAAATTGGAACCCCCCAGAGGGGTACATGATGCAAGTGTGCTACGTGAGTGGTCCAGATCGCACGTGGGTAGACGCTGAGACTGGTCGTCTCATCCGGTTTGCAAATGGATACTTCTACATTCTGCAGAAGGCACCGCCACCGGAATTGAGCGTCAATGCTTTCCCGGATTGCTGCGGCATCAAGGTCATCTCTCGGTTCCATCACACCAACACTGGTGGTGTCAACCACGGAATGAACGTAGAGCACGCTGATCGTTCCATCAAGAAAACCATCAGTCTATACAAGCATCGCGTCGCTATTCTGATGGTAGCTCTTAACGATGATCAACGCAAGATCTACCACAAGACGCTCTTGGATAACGGGTTCAAGGTGCTGAATGACTCCATTCACCATCCTGGGCATGGTCACACAATCACTACTTACTCTTACGAATATGGAAAGAAGTCAAAATGAAATACTGGTTGCTAGCGTTAAAGTCTCCGTCACCTACAGAAGAACCCTTGTGCATCGGTATCTATCTGTCAAAGCAAGATGCCGATGAAGCTCTCGATGTAGAACTGGAGTGCTTTCCGGAAAATCAGACGGATGACTACGAAATTGTTACAATCATTGTCCCACTTAGCTCTAAGCGGTGACGGAGTAGGCGGCAGAAAGCGGGACAACTACAAGCTTGCTGCTGCCCTACTGGACAAACGAGGAAGGCCAATAGCCTATGGAACTAACAGCTACAAATCTCACCCCATTGCTTTGTACTATGGCGCCTATCCCCACGTTCATGCTGAGCTTGATGCTTGTCTCGGCCACGGGCTTAGGAATTGCGCTGGGCTTTCTCTTGTCGTGGTGCGAGCGCTCAAGGACGGGTCGCTAAGCATGGCTAAGCCGTGTACATCGTGTATGCGTATGATGAAAGATATTGGTATAAAAATGGTTACGTATACGGGTTGGCAAGGTGAAACGCATAGTCTTAGATTTGGAGACCAACAGCCTACATAACTACTCGGTTATTCATTGCGCTGTAGCTATTGATATAGATACTGGAGAAATTTATGAGTACGTTGGTGAGAATGTTAAGAGACTTCCGGATCTCTTGGATCGATGTTCTCTTGTGGTTGGCCACAACTTTTGTAACTTTGATTGGGGTGTACTTGTTTCTTTGCTGGGTTACACAGTCAAACCTGAGCGAGTATGTGACACTCTTATACTATCTCGCCTCCTCAACTACAACATCGATGACGGCCACTCCCTAGAGGCTTGGGGCAAGCGTCTTGGAATTGCTAAGACAGGCCTAGATATCTCCTTCGATGTTTACTCCCCGGAAATGCTCAAGCGTTGCGTAAACGATTGTAAGATCAACAAGGCGTTGTACCTGTACCTGATGAAGCCCACTAAGGTGGGACGTAAAGACTTCAAGGATGCCATAGAAGTCGAGCATAAAATGGCATTCATCTGTAACCAAATGCACCAGAATGGTTTCAGATTTGATATCGATGGTGCGCGTAAGTTGTACGAAGAGTTGACGGTTCGGGTCGCTGAACTGGATCAGGTTATCTGGAAGGCTTTTCCTCCTAAGGCCGTTGAGATCCGGACCGTCACTCCTAAAGCTACGAAGTTTGGTACTATCAATCGTAGTGACTTTAGATGGTATGACGGAGGGGATCTTAGTAAGTTTACGATCAACGCTCCGTTTACCCTGTTTAAGTACGAGTCTTTCAACCCAGGGTCCACCAAGCAAGTCGTAGAGCGTCTTAACCAAGCTGGGTGGAAGCCTGTTAATAAGACCACCGGGCACATAGAAGCAGAGCGAGACGGAGACAAGGAACGCTTGGCTAAGTTCCGTATCTCTGGCTGGAAGGTAGACGAAGAGAACCTGGCTACCCTTCCAGACACGGCCCCAGAGGGCGCTAGGAAACTCGTAGAGCGGCTTCTGTTGGCTGCTAGGCTCCGTACCCTGGACGAGTGGTTTGCCGCCTACAACCCAAATACGGGGCGTATACACGGCACTGTGGTCCCCTTGGGGACGTACACTCACCGAGCCTCCCACAAGAACCCTAATACCGGTAACATAGCAGCAGAAAAGAGTATCAAGTACAAAGGACCTAAACTCAAGAAGCTAGCCACTGACCTAGGCGGTAGAATGAGGTCAATGTGGATAGCCCCAGAGGATAAGGTCCTGGTAGGAACTGACGCTGAGGGCATACAGCTGCGTATCTTTGCCCACTACATTAATGATCCATTATTTACCAAGGCTTTGATTAGCGGAAAGAAGGAGACTAAAGATGACCCACATTCACTTAACGCACACATCCTCAGATGCTCACGAGATACTGCAAAAACTTTCATCTTCGCTTACCTCCTTGGAGCCGGAGATCGTAAAACTGGTGAAATCCTCGGTAGAAGCGTGGAAGAAGGTAGAGACGCCAAGTCTGTATTCGTACGATCTTATCCTGGACTTGGAAGGCTCAAAGCTCACGTTATCCCTAGAGATGCGGAACGAGGATATACCCAAGCTATCGACGGAAGACTCATCGCCTGTGACGACGAGCACCTAATGATGGCTGTGTACCTGCAGTCAGGTGAAGCCATCCTCATGAAGCACGCTAATGTCATGTGGCAAGAGCGTCTGATACGGGAGGGCATCTGGTTCAAGCAGGTAGGTTGGGTACATGATGAGTACATTACAGAAGCTCATAAAGATGACGCTGAGTACATAGGGTTCGTTCAAAGAGAGGCAATTAGATTAACTGGTGAAAGGTTAAAACTGAATTGTCCAATGTCTGGAGAAACTAAAATTGGAAAAAACTGGTTGCAAGCACACTGATTGTAAATTAGCAACCGGTGCTTTGAATGCAGACGGTTACAAACGAGTTAAGTTTAAGAAAAAGCTTTACATGAAACACAGGTTGGAGTGGGAAAGAGTTAATGGACCCATTCCAAAAGGATATGAGATACATCATAGATGTAAGAATAGGGCATGTTATGCTGTAGAGCACTTAGAGTTAATAGATTCGTCTAAGCATAAATCAATTAGTAATAAAGAACGAGCCGGTTCTGGATACTATAAAGCAATAAGAACAAGAGATAGAAAAGGTAAGTTTATGAGTGAAGTTAAAAAAGTAGATGTTCGTGAAGCGTACCACGTAGTGTTCCTATGTGACATTCCAATGCCAAGTACTCTGACAGTAGCAGCACGTGATGCTGATCACGCCAAAGAACTGGCTACGGTTGAACTAAAGAATCATCGTAACGTGGAAATCCTAGATGTGTACCGCCTTAAGGATGCTCCAGATATTGAAGAGATGCTTAAGGAACACGATGAAGTACCAGCACCAGCAGAGATGAAGAAGGTTAACTAATTATGGCTACGTATTATTTCAGTGGTAAAGCTAAGTGGGCCTCAGACATTATGAAGGTCGACAAGTACGGCAAGCACTCCATGAAGCTGATCGTAGATGAGAAGACAGCTAAGGAGTTCCAGGCTATCGGAGCCAAGACCACGCCTAAGCCACAGGATGACGGCACGTTCGCTATCAACCTAACCCGTAAGCCCACGATGTCTGTGTGGAAGAACGGTAAGAAGACTGAGGCAGGTCCTCCAGAGGTCATTGATGCTTCTGGTAAGCCCTTCGAAGGTGCCATTGGCAATGACAGCGATGTCACTGTGAAGGTTGAAGTCTTCAAGTACGACAACTCTTATGGCAAAGGCATTGGCGTACGTCTCGATAAGGTACGCGTAGATAACCTAGTAGAATACAAACCTGGTGGAGGGGAAGTCCGTGGGAATGTTGGAGAAGATTTCCAGCCATTCTGATAAAGACAGGAGGACACTTAGAAAATGTCCTACCTGTAAGCAACCAGCAGGCCTATTATTCTGGTTGTGTGAATTGACTGGTCTTTATTATTGTCGAGAATGCAGAAAGTGGTATTACCGTGACGGAAGAGAAACCTATCAAAACTCTCGACACACTGGTTAAAGACATTTACGAAGCCCTAGAGAAGGGTAACGTAAAGATTGACACGGCGAAGCTGGCAGAGGTGCTGGATCGCCGTCTCAATCAAGAGATCTCGGAGAGACCCCGGTTGCGCATGAGCAACCTGGGTGCTCCATGTGAAAGACAACTCTGGTATAAGATCAATATACCGGATAAAGCGGAGCCATTGAAAGGTAATGTTCTACTCAAATTTATTGTCGGCGACGTACTGGAAGAATTGGTACTATCGATTGCAGAAGCCTGCGGGCACCGTGTGGAGCACCGTCAAAGAGACGTGGAAGTTAACGGGGTCCAAGGCCACATTGATGGCATCGTTGACGGTGTTCTTGTTGATGTTAAGTCCGCTAGTAGTTTCAGCTTTGACAAATTTCGTAGGGGGCTTTCTGACAGCACTGATTCTTTCGGCTATCTATCTCAGCTTGGCCTCTATGGGCATAGTACGAGAGAACAGGTTGATCAGGGAGCTAGAGGAACTGCGGCATTTATCGCAGTCGATAAGCAGCACGGTCACATCCACGTCGACAAGCACAAGCTCGAAGAGCGAGACTGGGAATCAATAACAGAAGCTAAGAAGGAAATGGTAGCGTCCTCGGAGCCTCCGCCTAGGGCGTTCCATCCGGTAGCGGAAGGGAAGTCAGGTAATCTTAAGCTGGATGTTAATTGTTCGTATTGTCCCTTCAAGTATGAGTGTTATAAAGGACTCAGAGCTTTTCTTTATTCAAAAGGACCAGTATATTTAACTCATGTTGAAAGAGAACCAGACGTTCCAGAAATTACCCCAGACAAAGAAATGCACAAAATGTCAAAAGGACCTACCTTTGGAAAGGTTCGCTTTTCTAAAAAGTAGAAACAATTATAAAGCTTGTTGCAAGAATTGTATCAACAGTTATAGGTCTGAAAGACGCAGAAATAATCCTGGCATATGGAAACATATAGAAAGAAAAGCTAGATACAGATACAAATACGGTTTAACTCCAGAAGAAGTGCCTAAAGAAGGAGTTTGCCCAATATGTCTTAAACACAAAAAACTAGTTGTTGACCACAAACACGGAAAAGAAGGATCGTATAGAGGCTTTATTTGTTATAACTGTAATACTTTGTTAGGACACATAGAAAATACAGAAAAAATGAAGAGAGTTTACGAATATATAAATGAGAAGGCGCAAGAATAAAAACCGAGTTAATCGGTTAGGAAAATATAAAAGTCGTTTGGAGAAAGACGTAGCGCGAAAACTTCCTAAAGGTACTGAGTACGAGACAGAAAAGCTACCGTACACACTAGTCAAGCGTTATATTCCAGACTTCATTATTCCAACGCCAAATGGCAAGATCTACCTAGAGGTCAAAGGATACCTACGTCCCGAAGATCGTACTAAGATGATCGCAGTTAAGGAGGCTAACCCAGCCCTAGATATTCGCTTCTATTTCCCTGTGAATAATAAGCTTCGCAAAGACAGCAAGACACGATACAGCGATTGGTGTGAAAAACACTCGTTTCCTTATTATATAGGAAAGTTACCTAAAGAATGGAATTAAGAAAGTGCCGTCTCTGTAAAGAAAATAAATCTTTATATGAGTTTCATAAAAACGGTAAATATTTTTCTGGTAGATGTAAATCTTGTAAGAAACATCTTCAAGAAACAGGTCAATGGAAGAAAACACCTTACGACAGGTATGCTTTTATTGAACGTAACTATGGAATGAACAAAGAACAGTTTCTTGAATTCTTTGCCTCTCAAAAGAACAAATGTAAATTATGTTCAAGAGAATTACAAGAAAAGTGGTGCGTAGATCATTGCCACACAACTGGTAAAATTAGAGGTGTTCTTTGCTATGCTTGTAATTCAGGTATAGGACACTTACAAGAAGATCCAGAAATCTTACGTAAAGCAATCGATTACGTACAGATGCATACAAAGGAAACCTAATGGCTTCAGATATTATATCGGAAAACTCCCCAAGCATTGGCTTCAAGATTGAAGAGAACACTGGATTTATAGAACTCAGAGTTTACTCTGATGACGAATATGATGGTGTTTTTATTCTTTCGAAACAAGAGTTCGAACAATTGAAGAAGGTTATTAATGAGTACCCATTTGATCATCCCCGATCCACACGCACATCCGGACCACAACAATGATCGAGCTACCTATGCAGGCCGCCTTGCTGCTGAACTACGCCCCGATGTCATTATTATTCTTGGTGATCTTTGGGATATGCCAAGCCTTTCTAGTTATGACAAGAATAAACGCTCTCACGAAGGACGTAGATACAGTGCGGACGTTGATGCTGGACTTGATTTCCAAGACAAGTTCTGGCACGAAATAAAGAAGACTAAGAAGAAACTACCACGACGTGTATTTCTAATAGGCAATCATGAACAACGTATCGAACGCGCTGCTGACATCAATCCGGAACTCTATGGGACTATTAGCTATAGAGATCTGGATTTGGACCGTTATTATGACACTATCATTGATTACAATGGCTCAACCCCTGGTATTCTTGACGTGGATGGGGTATCCTACGCCCACTATTTTGTCAGTGGCGTACTCTCTAGGCCTATCGGTGGTCAGCATCCTGGTTATAGTCTCGTCACTAAGAAGCTCCAGTCTTGCACTCAGGGACACACTCATGTCTACGATTGGAACATCGGAACCGACGCCAGAGGAAACAAAGTAATGGGTCTAGTGGCAGGGGTATACCAAGACTATAATAGCTCCTACGCTGGTGAAGCGCAGAAGCTATGGACAGCTGGGGTTACTATTAAACGCCACGTAGAAGACGGATATTACGAACCTGAGTTTGTCTCACTCCAAACATTAGAAAGGATGTACGGTGGGAAAAACAAGAAATCCAATAGCAAAAGATCTTCGTACCAGGAAGTTTCGAGCACGAAGAATTCCAGACAAGCGGAAAACTATACTCAAAGGATTAATGGACGATGAAGTTACCGAAAGTATAGAAATCGATGACGCCAGAAATGAAATATTACTGGAAGAACAAAGACAAGATCAGCAGAAAAAAGAGCTTAAAGAAACTGTTCGAGACTCAAGAGCAGAGAACGAAGAGATTACAGAAAAGACGAGAAAGTCGTAAACTTAAACCAGACTATGATCGTTCTAGAGCGAGAAAAAGAGATTTACTGATAAAATTTGGTTTAACCCTAGAGGATTATAATTCTCTTTTAATGAGACAAGAACATTCATGTGCTATTTGCAAACGACACAAGTCTCAGTTCAAAAGAGATTTATCAGTAGACCACTGCCATAAGACCGGTAAAAACCGTGCTTTACTCTGTGCCTCTTGCAATTCTGCTCTAGGATTGTTCCAGGAAGATAAAGAAGTCTTATTGAACGCAATAAATTATTTGGAGAAATACAATGCGCTTACCGTCCGTTCTGCACATGGGCTACTTCAAGTTCCCAGTGCGCCTAGCGAACCAGGCCCAGATGCAAAAGATGACGCCCCCACCAGGAGCGGAGGGAACGACACTGGGTCTGTTCAATCCGAAGGAGGGGATTCACATTCTCAAGGGTCTTCCGAGCTATGACGCTGCTCATGCCTTCCTACACGAGACGTTGCACGCAGCTTGCTGCTACCGAGAAACGTGGAAGCACAGCGAAGCTAATCGCTACCAGGAGTACTTCGTGACTGAGATTGCCAACAGTCTGGCAACAGCAATGAAGCAGAATCCCAAAGTATTCAATGACATCCTAAAGGCTCTACGATAATGTCTTACATCTATCTTGCATCCCCGTACACCGCCGACACAGTAGCTCTCAAGAACAAACGATACAACCGTACGCTAAAGTACACGGCAGAGTGTGTCTCTAAGGGTGAGATCATCTTTAGCCCAATTGTCCATGGACACAATCTCTCCAAGCTTGTAGAAATGCCTACCGACTGGTCTTACTGGGAGCACAACTGCAAAGCCTTCGTGACACATTGCAGCAAGCTTCGTGTACTCATGTTGCCTGGGTGGAAGAAGTCAGTAGGAGTCCAGGCAGAGATCAAGTACGCCACGGAGATCGGTAAGGAAGTCGAGTATGTCGAACCAACCTCTTAAGTATGACGACGCTAAGGTCAGACTGGAGTTGATCCCGCCCGAGTTCCTTTGGGCAACTGGAAGGGGTCTTACCTATGGCGCTAAGAAATACGCAGCTGGTAATTGGGCTACCGGCGAGGGCTTCGAGTGGTCAAGATTATACGGAGCTTTACTTAGGCACCTTACAGCCTGGAACCAAGGTGAAGATGTTGATAAGGAATCAGGAAATAGCCACCTGGACCACGCTGCATGCATGCTTGCCTTCCTTATCGCTCACGTGGAGCGACGAAAAGGAATTGACGATAGAGTTGAGGTCGGAGTAAAGCACTCAACACCATAAAAGATTAAGGCCCCTTTCGGGGCCTTTTTCTTTACTTAGTGTTGTCCGTTGTTGGTTCGTCTGGAAGTGATTGAGGCATCCCGAACATTCTATACGCTGGAGCCTTTGGCTTAGTACCCTCACCCTTGGTCTGTACTGGACCGTTGGTAATGTCCACACCACGAGACTTAAAGATACGTTGTACCTCTGCAGCGATAGCAGGTTTATCGAAGCCTGAGCGTTCCATAACTGCTGCCCAAGACGTGACGACCTTATTAAGTTCTGCTACGTACTTATCGCGTAGCTGTCCTTCTCGTGAGTAGTTGACGTCACCCTGCCCAGGTACGCTAGCCGTATTGGCTGGTTGGAAGGTGATTGTCTTAGGATCGAAACTAATGCTGTAAGGCGTTGGAGACTCTACAATGGTGCTCTTAGCTGTGTCAGCTTTGTTAGCCAACAGCCCACCACCGTACTGTGCTACCCACGTCTTATATCCCTCACGTACTTCAATGCTGTTAGCCTTGGTTAGACGCTCGGTGATACGAGGATCTGTCATACGAACGTAGACAGCCTCACGATCCTTAGGATCTTTAATGTCATCAAACCAGCTGGCACCTAGAGTGGTATAAAGCTTACGTGCTAGCTGCTCTACTCCACCTAACTTAGCCTGAGGGTCGGTCATCATCTTGACGAAGCCGTTGATTACCTCTTGCTTAGCTTTCTTACCCTCTTTGGCATCTACGTAGTTATCAGCAAGGTACGTATCTAGTTTCTTGATCTGATCTGCTACAGGGGAATCTGTAGCTACGATCTCACCGATAGTCTGGTCGGAAAGAGACTTGGCTACAGCACCTAGCATGGCAGGATTAGCCACCATCACCGAGTTGAAAGCCTGGTCTCCCATGGCGTGACGTCCAGCGTTGAGGACTGGAGCCCACTTGGTGTTGCTGTAGAAGGTACCCTTACCACCGTCTTCTACGGCTTTAATCCAGCGAGCCTGTGCAGCGATCTGAGCAGTGTCACCACTTATGAAAGGCTTAATCCATTCGTCCATACGCTGTCTAAACTCGGTCTCTAGAGCACGACGTTGGTCATCCTTGAGAATACCACGGATGGTGAACTTCTTACCGTTGGCATCTGTACGAACAGCATCCAACTGATCATTGAACTGTTTCTCACCAGTGATACGCATAGCGTTGGCAGATACCTGAAGAGAGGTGGTATCTTGCTGAGATGGAATCTTACCAGACTGTACGTCTGCGGTGATACGATCAGAGAGACGCAGAACTTGGTCTGCCTGGCCGTTAGTTGCTCGATTAAAGATAGCGCTGATGCCACCCGTGAGTGGGTTGAACAAAGCTTCTCGTGCTAGCTTGTCTGCCTGACGATAACCGGACTCAGTTTCTTTCTCTTCCAAGTTATAAGACTTGGTAAGAAGATCCATTCTAGCGATCTTGTAACCGTGAGCAGTATTAGCTCGTGTAAGCTCAACAAGAGACAGGTTACGGTTCTCCTTGTGGGCTAGGGCTAGTTCTGGTGTACCGTGAGTCTGAGCCCAGTGTAGCTGGTGGCGATACTCAGCCTCTTCGCTGCCCTTCTTACCAGCAGCTTCGTGGAATAGATCAGACATAACCTTGTTAGCAGGAATGCTGCCTGTGAGATCCTGGTAGATGTTGTCGATCTCTTCACGGAAGCCAGGGTACTGAGCCCGAAGTCGCCTAGCACTGGCATCTAGCATCATGCTGTAGCTGCTGTGTGCCATCTTACCGGCAGCAACAGCGTCACTCATGATGGTGCCCTTGCGTCTAGCCTCTTGGATCTCTTTAGGCAGTACGCTGTCTTCATTGGTACCTTTCTTTCCTGGCATGATACCAGAAAGAATGTACATGTTCTGAATATCGTCTACGTTGGCTGTAGCCTCTTCACGAAGACGCTCTTTGACATCTCGATAGAGAGACGGAACGAAGCCACCTACAGCTTGCGCTAGCCCCTCCAGTGCAGTACCTGCAGAGGTATCTGCTTTGGAACCTTGAGACGCACGACTGTAATCAGCCGATTGGTCTAGGTTTGCGTTTGGGTTAAAGGTGACCATTACTTATTCTTTCCCTCTACTTGTCTATAGAAACGTTCCCTATGGCCGGGAGTATTCATTTGCTTTACGAAGTCCTGCTCGATCTTTTCGACTCGTGGCAGGATATCAGTTACTGATCTGCGAACCATTTGCATACGCTGGTCTTCACGGAAGTTACCACGTACGAAGTGGAAGTTAGCTTGACGCATGAAGTAACCGAAGCCCTCCATGTCGTTAATCTCTAGGGCTTTGAAAGCATTACGTACGCTTTCTCCGAACTGTTTCTCCACAGTCTTCTGGTACTCTTTGTCTTTCTTCATGGATGCAATCATGTCGTAATAGTTGGTTACGCTCTGTGGTTGCATACCAGTTAGACCAGCAATGAGTCCCTGCATGGTGTTGATATTGTCTAGGCGTACTCCTTCACGATTGAAGTACTTACCCAGCATCACAGCACTGTAGATCTTCTCGGCTGCTCCCATTGAGGACACGTTGCCAATGAAGTCTCGTGCATCTTCCCAAGACAGGACGTACTTGTTCTCAGATCCTACGGAGGTTGCTGCCCACCAGATCGGCTGAGTAGCTTTCCAGAAGTCAGAGAACACTCGACCAGAGACACCACCAAGGAACTCAGTCATAGACTTGTTGCCTTGAACCAGGTCACGGAAGAGAGACGCGCCACCTAGGGACAGGTTACCGGTGTTGAACTGCATACCGGTGGCCTTCTCAGACATGGCACTGAGTGCACCGTTCATGAGGACATTCATCAAGGCTGAGTCATTTGGATGCCAGCCCTTAGCGCTGATCCACCCACTCTCGTTGACGTACTCACGTGCTGAGTTAGATACTGGCCATACACCAGTGAAGCCACCAGCAGTCACAGGTAGACCGAATAGTACTCCGTTCCACGTTGCCCATCTGGCTTTCTCTTGCCACGTGAGACGAGAACCTAGTAGCTGCTCTGCCTGCCTAAAGTGTGCAGTGAAGAACTGAGTGATGACGCCAGGAAGGCCTTTCTGGAGTTCAGAGTTATTGATCCCAGTCATCTCTAGGTTGAGGAAGTTGGCTCTCTGTAGGACTTTGGACTTAGCCAAGTCATCGAACGCAGCAGTAGGATTAGCCATACGCCACTTGTTGTAAGCAGTCGTGTACGCTGTGTAGCGTCCAAGGGCTTCACCTTGTTTGAAGAAAATCCGCCCCCAATCTAGGAACTTAGACATGGCTCCTTCGCCCATAGCAGGCGTTAGCCAGTCACCACGATCTGCTACTTCTCGACCTACTCGGTTGAAACCACTTACGCGCAGTCCCTCCCACATTTCCAGGAAGTGTTTCTCGCTCATACCGCTCATCTTAGCAGCGTGAGACAGGACCTTAGGAGATTGGTCTAGGTGCTCCACCATGCGTGCTACGTTCGCAGCTAGTGCGCTCCGAATGGTCACGACTGGGCCTTCGATACCAGCGATGTGGTTGACGATCATCGCCTGGTTGATGAAGGACGCTGGAGAGAACAGACCTTGCTTTACTTCAAAAGCTGCTGAGCGTAGGGCTGCAGCAGGTTCCTTAACTGTTGAGATAGCGTAGTTGCCGAACTTAGCCCACTTGGTATCCCCAGTGAACTTGCTCTGACCGAACATATGCTCTAGGAGACGGTCCCATACGGCATCAACGTTAGCCTGGGCATCAGACTTGATAGCCAACATTTCCTTGGCACCACGTCTAAAGTCCTTGGCTGCAGCAATCTCAGCCCTCGATGCTCCAGGCTTAAAGGGAGCCTCTAGGAGAGCCTGCATAGGGTTGGCACGAAGCTTGTTGATATCCCAAGCCAAGACGTCTCCGAACTCAGCAATGAAACGCTCTGCTGATCGAACACGGAGATCATCAAAGCCTCGGGAAGTTAGAACGTCCTCTGTGGCTCGCATAACGGTAGCCATAGGGTCCATCATCTTAGGCGCTACGACCTTGAAGAGTGGACGATCCTTGCTGCCTTCACGCTCTACACCAGACATTGGGTCACCACGTTCTGTTACGAACTTGGTCCACGTGTTACCGCTGTCTAGGTTATGGGGATTCTCGCTTGCGCGCACGTACGTGACGTTAGGATCAATACGTTTGATAACGTCTTCTAGCTTATGTGTCTTGTCTACGTTCTGATTGGCAGGGGTTAGGTATACCTCTTGGTCGAGACGCAAGGGGCCACCCCAGCGATCAAAGAACTTCTTGAAGCTCTCTGTCGAGTACGGAAGATTAGAGTTTAGGTAACTGCTGACTGCTGATAGATCGTCACCAGACTCACGGAGTAGCTGACGTGCTTCGTTGAAGCGCTTAGCGTACATCTCACCATCAGCCTTATTCATAAAGCCGTGGATGTTGATATCACCTAGGTAGGATACCCAGTTACGCTCTCCACGAGTTAATGGTTTTAGATCTGGAGAACGCAGGAAGTACGAGTACTCGTTGACGTGGTGACCGCCCTCACGATATGGAACCTGTTTCCAATCTAGCGGACGTGTCTCGTAGCTCTCGGTTAGAATGTAGTAGAAGTTGTCTTCCTTAAGAGCGTTTCTATACGTAGGATGCTCTTTAAGCTGACGTAGTGTATCCTGGGGAATCTGAACTACCTTGAGCTTACCAGACTCTATCTGGTCCTTGAGAGCATCACGCTCTTTGGCTCTCATTCCCTTGAGAGAAGTAAACTGAATAGCATCTGGATCTTTATTCCAAATGGCTACACCAGCATTTACATCGCTATCGAAGGGAAGGTTCTTGATCGTCTTGCCTTCGATCTCTAGGTCAGACGCTAGAGAGATCATCTGGCGACCCTGAGAGACCTTCTGCGTATAAAGCTGTAGGTTACGGGTTACGTAGTCGATGTCATTAAGCTGACGATACGACCAGTACGCAGCGTGCTCTGCAGCCGTAGCAGGACGATTGAAGTTCTTCATGTACGCTGCGTCTAGTTCTCCCATGTCATTGGAGAAGACGCCTAGCTTACCTGTGTCCTTGTTGTATTGGACTCGTTGACGCTCTAGGAGAGTCTTAAACTCTTTCCACTCTTTAGCATTACCACTACGTAGCTCTACAATAGGAGCCACTACAGCGTTCACTAGCTCTTGAGTGGGATGGACTTGGAACGAGACAGTCTGTGCTTCACGCATTAGACCATCGTCAAAGCGTGTACCCTTAGAGGTAACGCCACGTAGCAACGCAGAGGGATTGTTGCTCTCAATGGCTTGCCAGAACTTACCCATAAATCCAGTAGGAGGGTCTACGTTAAGAGTCTCGTGGGTGAGCATGTTACGGACAGTCAACGCTTTCTCGTCTACTGCCTTCGTAAGCTCGATAGCAAAGCCGTCTCCGTGCTCTACGACACGGAAGGACTTTAGCTTCCAGTCTTCTCTTGCTGTACGCTCTGCGGCTTCCTTTGTTTCGAAAGCAGCTAGATCGTAGCGACCCATCGTAGTCTTGATGTTGTCGTTACCAGCAATCATGCCGTAGTCTTCGGTCTTCTTAGACCCAGTGGCTACTAGCTCTGGCTTACGACCAGCATTGGAGTTAGCTGCTTTGCCTAGATCAACAGTAACATCAGCGTTCTTTTCTAGGGTTCCTAGGGCAGCTGACTTAACTGGAGAGTCCTGGGATACATCTCGACCAATACGGTAGTATCTAAACCAGTTAGAGGTAACAGTGTCCTCTAGGTTAGATGAGCGCACGTCGATAATGTAATCGCTGAGATGGGGGTACTCGATACGGAACATAGCGTCCGTCTCGGCATCAGCTACCTTCTTAGCGGCTGAGTCTGGGTCAAGACGTCGAGTCTTAGGCGTCTCTAGGAGGTTCTGTTCGAACCACTGCTTGCCGTACTCTAGGTTGCGTTGAATACGCTGGGAGACTTCTCGGATCTCTGCTCGTACGCCACGTGTGACGTTGGCGACAGCATTTACTAGAGTGGGCGTCTGGGCTGCTAGCTCAGCATATCCATTAACTGGAAGGATACCCTGGTTCTCAGCCTTCTTCATTAGCTGCTGTTGAGCATCTGCTGCACCAGCCTCTAACGTACGTCCAGTGGCTGCGGCGATATCAATGGCGTCCGCTGCCTTGGTGCCGTTATTAGCCTTGACAATGTTGCTCAGAATGCGTGCTGAGGATGTGGTAGTGCCCTTGACTGCCTTGGCTGCCAGACCTACGCCTGGGGCCGTAGCGAAGTCCACGGCCGACCACAGGTTAGCTGCAGCAGCCTCCGTGGCTGAGTAGTGGATAAAGCCAGCCAGGTACTCCCGTGCTGTGATGGGGTTGCTCTGGAATAGCTCGTCAGCCTTAGCTTTGATTTGCTTAAGGGTGCCTTCTACGTCCGGGGACTGTAGGGCTCGGATGTACTGCTGGGTTAAATCATTGCCCGTAAGGCCCCAAAATGAGTCCCTGAGGCGTGCTCCTTGAAGCAAGGGTACCCACTGCCCGGCAAACGAAGCGGCCTTCTCAGGCCATTCCTGGGCCTTCCAGCGGGCATCGTAATCCTCTAGCATCCGCTGTACTCCCTCCTTAAGGGACATGACACGGGATGCTACATCCATGCTTTCGTAGTCCCGCTCGGAAACCTTAGGGGTTCCCTGGATCATGGGACTGATGGCGTCGTTTAGGAGGCGGTTAGCGTACGCTGTGGGAAAGAAGTTAGACCGTTCCGGTATCTTGCTGCTGGCTAGATTACGAACGAAGTCCAGGTCTTCCTGGGTGTAGCTGGTACGCGTAGTCAGGACATTGTGCAGGATCTCCTGCTTTACGATCTCATCCTGCTTACGGTTGATCTCGTCCTGCAGCTTTTCTTCCTGGGTCTCTTCTCCACGCATGATGCGCTGGAATAGGTAGTCCTTACCAGGAGACTGAGGCCCTAGGGCGTAGTGCCACTTGTCGGCACGAGACACAGCATCAGCGGTCATTGGAGTCAAGGTTGACCCCAAGTCCTCTCCGAAGCCAAATGAAATCCCCTGGGTCTGCTCTAGAGCTTGCTGCTCTTCTCCAAACCCAAAAGATACTCCCGCTGGAGTCTTAGGGAGAAGCTGATCCGCCGAAGGCCCAGCTGGTAGTTGGATTGAAGCTGCTTTGTCCGCCATAGGGATTATTGTTCTTATCGCCAGAAGTGAATAGTGAACCGATCTTACCGATAGTGGTGTTCTGCTGCATTAGAACGCCACCTAGAGACGTCAGACCTTTACCGAGAGACGCAGTGCTTTGAGCAGAAGCGTAGTTCTGGTTGGCTGCGAAGATCGCATTAGAAATGTTGGTTGCCCGAGTGTTGGTATTAAGCCCAACGTTCTCTTGGCCAGTATACTGAGCCAGTGAACCAGGTAGAGCAGAACTGTAGTTAGCTCCAGCTTCCGTGGTGTTGGTTACAGAGTTAGACCTAGCAATCATAGCGTTGCGAATGATCTCTCGCTGCTTACGAGCAGACTCAAGCTGCATCTGTTGCTGCCTGGCTTCCTCAGCCAGACGAGACTGACGTGCCATCTCTCGCTCTGCAGAAACCGTTGTAGCCGTACCTCCGATGCTGGTAGCAAGTCCTGCAATAGAGGCTGCTGTCCCTATAGTGGAGACGACCCCAGCAGCAGAAGCTAGTCCTGCTCCAGTGGCTGCTGCACTACCCGCAGCTACTGCCCCGGCGCCCGCTGCTGCGGCACCACCAGTGCTGAATAGCCCTGCGATGATTGGAATTTCTAGACCAGACATTTCTCTAAAGTACCTTGATGTACGTTGTTTCGAATGGAATATAATCTTTAGGAAGTGGATGCTTTACTGGAGAAGACGTGAAGCTTAGAAGGGCACCTAGTTCCTTAGAGAGTTGTTCTGCTCTCTTTAGAAGCTCTAGGCCTATTCCCTCTTGGCGTCTTGACTCGGTTACAAACCAAGCCATCTTCTTCATGATAGGATCGCCAGTAAAGTGATAAGGGACAACAAGCCACATAATCCCCCCAACGATCCCAGTGTCATCAACCGCAAGTAAAGTGTGTCCCATAGTGACGTTATCTTTGATGAATTTGTCAATGAGAACTGGGTTGCTCTCAAGGTGTTGGGATTTACAGTACTCCGAGACGAACCTACGAATGCTGTGTAACATTTCGTCCGTAAGCTCTTCGACATATACAAACTCCACTTTATATTCCCTGATTACTAGTTTCGAATACTGACCAACCTACGATAGAGAATGGCTTACCATCTTCAGAAGCAAACCGAAGCTGATATGATCTTCCTTTACCGCGTACCTTAAGACGACGGACTGAGTAGTCCTTGTAGCTGGTTGTGCTGTCGTAAGCTTGTTGGCTGCTGCTCCAGCGTCCAGAGTTCCGGTTATTACCGAAGTCGTAGATGCCCTGCACGAACGCTGAGCTATTGGCTAGGATCTCCATGAACACGAAGACGTAGTTGCTTTGCGTGAAGCGCTGTGTGGCTCCGTGCATAGCGTAGCCAGTAATGAAGTAACTTGTGTAGTCGCTGTTCTCTTGGTTAGGCCAATCACGATATGAAGTGGCTGAGAACTCTGCGAACGTAGTGCTTTCGCTAGATCCGCTATATGCACTTACTGCGTGGAATTTGATGCGTCCCTCTGTTGAGAGATCAGGATCTTTGACGTACAGTATGCCACGGATAGCGTTGGTAGCACTTGTGGATATGGTCCACGGAAAGAATGCGTTGGTTACTCCGTTCATTACCAGAACATTAGTGTAGTCGTAGTTCTGAGACGGATTGGCCTCGTCATTGTACAGCCAGTAAGCGTAGTCATTAATAGGGTCATAAGCTCCCTTGACATACGCACGGTTGGCCATAGGAATATCAAGAATGAAAGACTTGATGGTCTTTAAGGTAATGTTCTCTACAGTATACGACTCGAACTGAGGATCGAACTTGGTAACGTAGATGCCGTCCTCAGCCCACCACATGGGAGTGCCTTTAAAATCAATGAAAGAGTTACGGGCAACTGTACCAATGTTAGACAGACGACGTACTACATAATCGGTGGCTTTGAAACCAGCACCAGAAGCGCCCGAGATAACCCACACACCATTGGTAGCGAATACGAAGAGCGCTGACCGAGTGGGAAAGAGACGGGTCACTGTGCCCATCTCCAAGATCTTGACTACTCCACCGTCGTCACTGAGAAGATCGTTGTAGTATTCACCAGCAGGATCATTAGCTTGATAGCACCTACCGTATTGATCTCTACGTTGGATGATCTGTGAAAAGTAGATGTTGTTGCTTAGTGACTGAGCTTCGATGCCTGCATACCACACACGTCCAGCAAAGAAGGCTGTGCTGCTAGGACGTTCGTACGTGGTAGTGGTTTCTGCATCGCCTGGAATAGAAGCGTAGAATGTAATCTCAGCCGTGTAATACTGGGGATTAGCTAGGCCGCATGAATAAGAAACCCACACGTAGTCCCAGGCAGTACTAGTATCAGAACTATTGATGGTGCGTCCACCAGACTCGTCAGCAACGCACAGGAACGTGGAAGAACCTAGCGAAGTTCCGTCTGTTGCGGTAGTTGGTGCTGATCCCTGCTTACCATACAACGTAAGAGTAAGGTTGGTCGTGAATGCGAAGACACCAGAAAGGAAGCCTTGGTTATTCGAACCATAAACAGTAACAGAAGAGATCTTCTTTGGACTAGAAGAATAGTTCTTGCCAAGGTAATGGGTAGCACCAGTAGCACAGTAAGCGACTCCGCCACCATTGTAGGTAGCGCTTGTGGTGCTGTTAAACGCATTAGAGACATTAGTCCAACCACCATCAGAGATCGTGGTACCGGTTGAATAAGAGATCGCAGAGCTAGAGGTACCTATTGTTGCGCCAGTGAAACCTTCATTGGTCATGGCCGTCTGGCGGTCATGGTTCCATGCAGTGAGAATGAAGTGTCCCTTAGGAGCAGGTACTGAGCCAGGGTCCTTAGCTGGGACCATGGTAGGATCAAAGGTATCGGTGTTAGAAGCACGATACAGAGACGGCACGTCTGCCATAGAGGGCATCGTAGTGAACGCTGCGTCCCACTGAGTCAGAGCATCGGCAGAGCTAGCAAACCATCCCTGGTTGAGAAGGTTATAGTAATGCTTAGGAGAACCAGATTTCAAGGTAGCTACGCTGGCGGTAGGACGCGTAGTGATACCAGATACCTCTGATGTGAGACCAATGAAGTCTCTGAACTGTACCGTGATCGCTGTCGCTGTTAGCGTATCCGATGCACTGTCATATTTGACATAGATTGGAGACGTAGCAGCGTTGGTAATAAAAAGGTCCCCGTTACCCTGTGCATAGGAGCACGGATAAGTACCGGGGACCTTAGAGGAACCAGAGGGAAGATAGGTAGTTAACGTGATGGTCTCTGTGCGCTTAGCTGGGCTTAGCGAAGATAGGTTATCACAGTCATAGAAATAGATAGTGTTAGCTTGCTGAACAACAGCGAAGTTCTTGTGCCCAGATCCTCCTGCAGCAGTCCACTGGTACTCACTGGTGGCTTGACCAGAGATGTACGTGGTTGCCGTTGAAGTGTAACCAGTCTCGAAGTCAATACCAGGACGACGAATGACCTTGCCAGTTCTGTGGAAGATGCAGTCGTACGTCTCGGTGCAAGCTTGCTCAGGGAATCCTAGTGGAGTGCTCTCAGTAATGAGGCCCTGAGTGAAGTTGTTTTGTATGCTGGTTGCACTCTGACGAGGCATTATTAAGCTACCTTAGCTTTATTGATTAGTTCTTTTTTATTCAGGTAAGAATCAATGCTGCGTTCTGCCATTGTAAAGTCAGTGAACTGCCCACTGAGATCTTCTGGCTTATCGCCTGGTTTGCCTGAGGAGATTAGGATAAAACCGAATGGGTCAAACCGTTTCATTATGTAGCCCCGATATTCTCTTACTGAGGTGGGCTCGTCCTCGTATACTTCCTCAATTACTTCTACAGTTTTAGATTTGGTCATTGTATTGGTCCATTGTTAATCTGCATTGCGTAGTCTACGCGGAATTGCATTAAGTTGCTCTCGTCTCCCAAATCGAGCTACGTTGAATACCTCGGGTCTATTGGGAACAGTACGCTTGCGCTTCTGTACGATGATCTTCTGACGTCGTGCTTCTGCAATAGCCTCTTGGTTAGGGGCTTGCTTTAGCTCAGCGAATGCTCGTACTTTGGCTCTATTTACTAGGAAAGAAAACTGAGTAGGATCCAAGTCTGGCGTGAAACTGTCAGTCATTGACCAGGTGGGGTAGACTACTCCGTGACACTGCGACTTAGATTGTTGTAGCGTGGTGTCTACAGTAGATTTATACGCATCAAACAGTAGTGTGTAGTTATCAGTACTCGTGTACTTAGTAGGCATACGGTCAGTGTAATACCAGTGGGTAAAGGTCTGACCGTTCTGTGTGTATGTTAGAGAGTCAACACCAGTGCTGGCATTACGAATGCTCTGCTGCTGCTGTTGGAATAGTTCAAAGGGAATGTACTCGCACTTCTCGTAGTGATCATTGGTGTCAGACGACACACTGTCTACGTTGTTGTACGAGATCCAGTCAATATGTGTCACATTGGTTGGAACGTACATAATCGTAGGCTTGGAGGCGTCACCAGAAGCGTTTAATTGGAATAGTGTCTCGTGTTCAGGGAGTCCTAGGTCCGTAGCGCTATCGTAATAGACACTCTTAAGGAGCAGGGCTACCTGGTTAGACTCTGGTGTATCGCTGATGGAGTTGACTTCATCGCTATCCAAAGAGGATAGGATTAGCTGCACCATCTCAAGAAGTGTAAATTTCATCCAACTACTTTCTTCCAAACATACGTTGCTGCAGCACTAGCGAACATTGTAAACACTGCGAATACACCGGCAGCTTTGCTAAGCTTATTCTCGACAACAGTAATGCGGTCATCGAGTTTCTTTTGATCTATTGTAAAGACGTCCAGACGAGACAGGATAGCATCTAACTGGCCCGTCATCTTTCCCAGCATGAATTGCAAATCTTGCTCTGGCATTCTTTACTCCCAGGGCCAACGGAACTCTACGGAGGGTTCTTGTTTCTTGGGTTTCTTTACAGCAGGAATTTGTTTCTTGAGTTCCTGCTTCTCAGTAGCACATTTGTGCTGCTCGATCTTGGCTGGTACTTTAGCAGTGAGATACGCAATCAGCACGAAGCTGACCACTGTTATCACTGTCTTCCAGCTATCGATAATGTCTTTGATGCCTTCCCACATAATGCCTAACCACTCAACAATTGCTTCCATTAGACCGCGTAGTAGCGGGGTTATAATTTCTACTATAGACGCTACGATACGAAGGACTGCGGTTAGACCTAAGAAGTAAGAGGCTGCCCCAAGGATACCTAGTGATCCTAGTCCTAGAAGGTGCCAGTTATTCAGAAGCCACTGCATCGGCTTCCTCCATCTTGGATGGTACGTAACCACGCTCCATAGCGTCTTTGGCTTGCTTGGACTCGAACAACTTCTTACCGATGAAAAGGAGTAGACCTACTACGCACAGAATGGGCACTACGTTAGCTGATGCAAACTCTTTTACTTTGTCGACAACTTCGGTGGCTACCTGGAAGAAGTCAGCACTCAGGAATGACGCAAAGAAAGCCGTTAGCGCTGCGTACCATTTACGCAGGACTGAGGCCTTCGTGGAACTCTTGGAAATCTCTGATACCAATTGAGCTTTCGTAGAGACTCCAACGTCCCTACCCTGGTCGTTTCGGTATCCGTTGAGATAGATCTTACGCTCGTCTGCTCGACGTCGTACGAGGCCAGGTAGTACACCAGTGGAGCCACGATTAAACAGAGGTAGAGCGTTGGCCACGTCATCGTGGCTAAGAAGTTTTCGTAAATTGCCTGGACCACAGTTATAGCAGAAGCTGACAAGCATATCGTACTGTGCTTGTGTAAGCGTCATGCCTTTGGTGTAGTTTTGGACGAACTGCTCGTGCTTAGCAATCTCTCGACGAAGCGCATCCTCAGCCTGCTGAGGCGTCCACACTTCGCCTGGAGAAATACCCTCAGTGCATCCATATCCAATTGTAAGGACTCCTGACGGGCAGTAGTACGTCGTGCAATTGCCATCTGGAAGAGCCTTGTGATAGCCTTCAAAACCTTTGATGAAGTCTACGCCGTTCTGAGAAATATTCATATTAGCTCTTGGCGCTCTTGATAATTGTGAAGTTGATTTCGACAGCTTCGGCCAACGCACCACCAGTCCAGTTATGGATAGAAACAGTGGCCTGACCGTTGGTCGTAATGGTGGCTCTAAAGGCGTAAGAGTTGGCCGTACCGCCAGAACCTTGAGAGAAAATGATGGTATCACCTACTGCAATGTTGGAATTCGTAAAGATGAAACCTTGCGCACTATTAGCGCCTAAGTTAGCATTGTGAGTAGTAATCGTACCACTCATTGTATTTAGAGTGACACCAGTACCTTTAGATGTAAGCTGAGTTACTGTACCGCCAGCACCAGTGGCATAGCCGATACCGCCAGTGGCACTCGTAGAGGTAATAGAGGAAGAACTACGAATAGCGCCCGTTACATCGAGCTTAGCACCAGGACCAGTGTTGCCGATACCGACATTGCCTGAACCGTCTTCGTAGATGCCCGTAGTTGCAGCAGTAGAACCTGTAGTATCAGAGTATCTGGGCAAACGTCCAGCGGTAGACGTGGTAGCCAGACCAAGAACAGTACGTACGTTATCGCGTGTTAGTTCTTCTACGTCACCAGCACCAGAAGTAATACGTCCAAGGATTTTGTTCTCAGCCGAGACGTTCTGCATCTTGGCGTACGTAACAGTGTCATTGGGTATCGTAAGAGCTACTGATCCAGCTGAGGAAGTAACGTCACCCGTGTGGGCAGGCATACGTGCTGCAGGAACAGTGCCTGCCGTGAGATCAGAGGCAGAGCCCGAGGAAGCTATAGCAACTAGAGCTAGAACCGTGCGTGCTGCAGCAGCTGTGCTAGCAGCAATCAAGGTTTGTCCATATGATGAGACAGATACTGTGCTAGGGCTTAGTGAAGAAAGATCTCCTAGGCGTACAGGCTCTTGGTCAGAGATTGGGCCAGGGAGATTGAGGATACGATTAGAATTCATATCCAGGTCGGCACCCATCGTATTAGGAGAGGTGCCGTCTCTGGACAGAGTGTTTTCGAAGGCAGTCGCAATAGCCGAACTATTGTTATTAATAGTCGTTACTGCCGTACTTTCGTTCTGCAGATTTACGAGATTGCTTAGAGTAACTTTAGCCATTATGACTGCCTATTGAATTACATTGCAGTTGTACGGGCGATTTCGTATAGGTTCGTACCATCGGAGATAAATTCTACGATGAAATACTTACCAGACGTAGTGCCTGTAGCTAGTGTACCTGTGGACTTGAAGTTAGTACCGAAAGTAATGGTATAGCTTGAAGTACCGGAGGTTAGGACGATAAGAACAACGCGACGACCTACAGTGAGACCGGTTGCGTTGATCGTTACGTTACCTGTTGGAGTGATGGTGAAAAGATTTGCAGCGCTGGCAGTAAGGGTCGATGGGCTTGCCACATCGAGAGCCGTAGATGTCATCGTTGCTGTAACCGCACCAGTGCTTGAGATAATAGTGGTGGGCGACGCGCCGGGGGTTGTCGCTACCGCGAGACCCCCAACGACGTACGTTAGGCCACCCTGATCAACTTGTGTAGGGCTGCCCATGGATTACGCCACCACTGAGCTAGATTCACGCCAGTAGATGCGGAGCGTTCCGTTACCAGCTGTTGGAGCGGCACCAACCCAGTGGGTCGATACTACGCAGTCAAAGCCGATACCAGCCTGCAGCCCCATCTTAGCACCTGCGTAGGTGCCACCTGGGAGAATGGTGGTTGTTTCACCAGCAGCGTCACGAGCAGCGAGAACCAGTGCGGACACTAGACCCGTTGCGTCATGAATTGTGGTGAAGTCTGAGCGCTTGACAAGACCGAAGTTGATGTTAGTGTCAGTAGCCCAGGCAGTACCTGTGATGAACTCGATCTTGTCGACCACAGCGGTGTCAGGAAGTACGACATCATAGTCTAGAATGTAGACGTTTGTTGCCGTAAGACCTAGAGCGACCTTTGAGTAATCGATCGAGAAAGAGGTAATGCGCTGAGAGCCCAGCATGTCTTCGTACGTGCCGCCTAGGCCAAGGGTCGTTGAAGACCCATCGCCAGGAAACTTAACTCGAAGACCGTCGCTGTTAACCCAGCCGGTGTTTGTATTAGCAATAGCCATGATTATTTACCTCACCTATTATGAGTAGACGCGAGAGTTATCGGTAAGGACACAAACCATGTTCTCAGGACGGAACAGCTTTAGGCCGTAACGCATCGTGGTGACGTACTCATCACGCTGCTTGTCCTTGTTGTACTCGCTGTCAACCTTTACGGGCTGACGGATAGCACCAACGAAGGGAGTGACCGAGGCATCAGCAGAGAAGAAGAGGTTCGCCACACCGTTTGTGATGGACGTGCTGTTCACGGTTTCGCTTAGACCAGAGGTCAAGAAGTGCGAGACGTAAACGTCGAAGCCCATGATGTTGTTAACGAACTTCATACCGGTAACGAGACCATCACGTACAACGCCTTCCCAACGTGGGTTGTTGGAGAGGTTTACGAGGTTCGTCTGGGTAGCAAGCGTTACTTCTACAGAAGGATCAACGATTGCAATGAGGTTAGTCATTGGAACGTTGGCTTTCTGGAGAGCGTATTTCGCTTTCTGGAAGTCGTTAATGGTGATTACCTGGTTGGTACCCGAACCACAGAAGCGGTGATATGCACCGTTGATTGTGTTCGTGTTACCAGCTGTCTGGCCGTTTGGTCCAAGACCGAGAAGCTTCGATTCGAACTGCTCCATGATCGCGCGCTCCTGCTTAGGAACGAACGAAGCAACGAGCTCGTTCATCACGTAGCTGTCCTGCTTCATCTTGTTGGTGATGAACGTACCGGACGCTTTGTAATCGGTAATCGTGAACGTGAAGTTACCGGTATCCATTGCATTGTAACGGATAGCCTGACCTTCTACGTAGTCATATGCTTCTGCTTGACCGATAGATGGGATGTTGAATGTATCGCCATCGGGGAAGTCGGTAAGCATGCGCACATGTTTCATGCCCATTAGGTTCGCTAGAAGGACTTCCTTGAGATCGGAGGTCCAGAGGTTCGAGCGAATCAGATGGTCAGTGTTGTTGGTTGTAAAACCAGCCATGTGATTATGCCTTTGTTAAAAGAAAGTTAGTTGAAAAAGGAATCGCCAAGCTCTTGTGCTGCGCGATGACGTTGAATTGTCATATCCTTGGAGAAATACAAAGAGGGATTAGATTGACGCATTGCATCCCAGTACGCCTGGTTCTTTACTCCAGGGGTCACCTTGCTAACTCCCGAAACTCCAATCGCAGACGTGCGTGGAGGCGTGACGTTAGTTGGTTTGCTTTCTTGGATAGTAGCGAGCCCAAACATAGCCAGGAAGGCTTTGGGATTGCTCTTGGCAATTCCGTCTACCTGAGCTTCTGTGAGGCCTAGTTCTGCTGCCTTAGTACGCAATTTAATTTCTTTGTCAGGTCCCCAAGCTTTTGTCAGTTCGTTATCAACAGCTGACAGGTTCTGTGCTTGAATGAGTTCCTGTTGGGTTTGAAGTAGTTTCTTTTCGAATAGCTTCTCTGCCTCTTCAGCTGATAAGCCACTCTTTGTGCCGCTTCCACCAATAGCATTACTTTCACCACCGTTGGTGTTCGATTGGTTACTTGTTTGAGCATTCGAACCAGGGCCAGCAGTGATCTTGCCGACTGCCTCTTCGAGTGAAATACGTGCTTGTAGTTCTTTATGTAGTCTAGCGATCTCAGCTTCTTTTTCACGCTGTTCGCGCTTAAGAGTTTCGATGAATGAGTCAGCTTCCATACGAGAATAAGCGAGCGCTTCGTTATCCTTGTACTTCTTGCCTTCTCCTACTAGACTTTCATAAACGCTTCCCGATTGATTGGTCTCGTTCTTCTCGGGGCTACCAACTTCGTTGGTGTTATTATTGAACAGGGTCGTCATAATGGTCCTTAATTGTAAGTAGATTAATTATTTCTTGGTAAGCTTGTCTTTTACCATTGATGTGAGCCATTTCATAGGCCCACGCTGGGTTACTGTAATCTGGGTCCTTACGCGTGTTGTGCTCCAGGTCTTGTTTAAGGAGCAACCATAGCCTCTCCAGCACTGGCTCCCTCAGAGCTTGAACCACCTGCTGATTGAACCGCTGCCTGAGCTTCGCGTCCTTTAAATGCTGAGCCCAGCGTATTGGTATTTTGTAAGTACTCGACAACTTTATTTATTCCCTCTAAATTGTCGCCAAAATTTCCTAAAGCTTGATTGCAACGAAAACATAATAAACCTCTTACTACGCCTGTTTCGTGACAATGGTCTACAGCAAGCTTTCTGGTAAAGTTACTCATATGTCTTTCGCAAATAGCACAAGAGAATTTTTGTTTAATAAGAAGATTTTCATAATCTTTAGGTGTTAACCCGTATCTACTTTGTAACCGCCATCTACGAAACTGGCTGGCCTGTTTCTTCTTGCTTTTGTACGCCATTGTTTTTTCTATTTAGAGACCCTAATGGGTATGCAACGCCACTTTGTGCGACTTCTGGGTCATGATTTCCTATACCAATACCACTAGCTGTTTGAGCTTCCATACTTACTTGCTCTTGTGCACTCTGCATGTAACGTTGTGCGTCAGCCTGTTCGGCAATAGCGACATACGGAGACACGATATCGAAGTCCTCGATCTCTAGGAGGTTCTCCCAGAGTTGTGCTGCACGGATAGACGAGAAGTGTGGAGCTACTTGTTGGAAAGCAGGGGAGGCGTAGAACGTATTAAGGTTCTGAACCATCTGCGCCTGCTCTGCGAAGTGACGAGCAGCAATTGGTTTAATCCTTCCCATACCAGTGATGTCTGCTGGTCCAAGAGAAAGGAATGTTGCTACCTTTAGTTCGCTGTCGAATGCTCGAATAGTCGTCTCGGTCATGTTACGACGTGCTAGTTCAAGCATCGCATTCAGTGCTTGCTCAACGATCTGACGCTCGAACTGAGCAATCTTATTCTGGAATACGCGAGACGCAGCGTTCTCCAAGCGTTGAACTTCGTAGGCTGTTTTCTCACCTGGAGTACGGAAGCCCATAGCTTCCTTAGGTGAACCTGCCATCTCTTCCATTTTCATTTCGAGAATAGCGATCTGGTTATCGGCAGCCAAGGCTTGCACATCTGGAGACATAAGCTCGACGTCTCCGTCGTCGCCTGTGTAGATGCGCTCCATAGGACCCCAGTCGAAGTCTTCTACGTAGCCCTTGATCTTAACTGGAGGATACGCGATGAGGTCGAATACATCGGCCTTCATGTTCTCCAAGTGATCGATGCGGTATTGCATTCCTACAAGATTGTCGAGAGGACCCATGCCCCAAAGGTTGTCAGGGCGTACCCGCCAAGCAGCGTGATAGATGGGAGCAGTACCGAAATAAGAAGGATTATCGCACTGTGAAATAATCTTGTGACGGTCAACGACTTTGATAATCTGGTTACGCATGAGCGTATCGGATTCTTTGTCATAGATATCCCCGTAGAAGGTTAGAATCTCAGCGTAGTTAGATTGGAGGTACATTTTGTAGTTACCGAAACCAGAGATCATATAAATATCATCTTTGGTTGTAGCTACACCTGTGTGCTGACCGACTTGGAAACGAAGACGCTTCAGATAATCGTAGATAGCTTCAGCAGCCTCTAGATCCTCTGGAGTCTTGGCGTCCTGTTCCATGATCTTCTTTACTTCTCCGAGGGAGACGAGGGATCGTACGATCTTCGGAGTATCAGCGAAAGAAGGAGCGGTAGGATTGAAAACAATATCAAGAGGAGATATGCGACGAAGCATTGGGCCAACATAACCGTACTTGCGTTGGCCATCCACAACTTGACTGCGGTCACACCACTCAGGCATGACAAAGCAATTACCGTAATCAATGTAATCAAGCACAAGTTTTGAGACTTCATCGTAGAACTCATTGCGATCAATTGCCCAAGCCATATACGCTTCGATAGCAGAACGAATCTCAGAGAATTCTGCGTCTCGATTAGCTCCTTCCCATATCAACCACTTGCGCTTGGGGAAAAGAGTAGCCATGTAGTTCGAGAATAGGTTATCTCGAATCTGACACAGCTTGGGAACAGTCGTCTTGTTAGACCACGGAAGTTTAGAGTTTGATGTCTTGGTAGTATCGGTGGCGTAGATGTATTGAGATACTTCTTTCCATTCAGCAATCTTAGGCTGACGATACGCCTCCCACGTAATGAAGTGCTTAGAGATGGACTTACCGAGATGATCGGGTTCCATCAGGTTGTCAATTGTAAGCGTAGTACCAGCCATGTATTATTAACCTATTTGATAGCTTAGGTTTTGAACTGCGAAGAACAATGCGGACAAACTAAAGATCGCAAGAGATATTACTCCACCAAACCGTGGGTGATAGAATTCATCACGTTGTTTGTTTCTAGAGATGGTAGCTGTGTTAGAGGGAGGAACACACGTCTCTACACACGCTGCAAGACAGTCTTTGATATCGTCGTGAGGAGGCTTCTGAAGTATTAGCTCTTCCTCTAGGAGTTCACAGTTGCCGCCGGCGTAGTGCCACATCTGCTTGTTGGCATAACGAGGTTGGAGGATTGCCTCCATACGCTCTTCTTTGGTACCTTGGTGGCGGCTAGGACGAAACTCGTCGATACTCATTGCTAGACCATTAGGCTTTATGTAGTTGTCCTTTAAGTCTTTTACGATTACTTCCTGAGCAGCTGTGACTTCTGCCCGGAGTTTCCGAAAGCCCCACTTACTGTGGAGACGGAGAATGCGATCAAAATAGTCGCTGATCTTAGTCGTCTTAAATCGGTCGATATCAAGAATGTAGTAGTTGTAGTATTTGTCTACACCGACGACGACAATACACGTGTAGTCTGCTCTTCGGGACAACGAGTACGCAAAGTCCACTGCAGCAAAGACGTTGACGCGATTGGGGCCTATGAACCAGGCTCCGTTGTTCTGACTGATCTTCTTGCGGTCGTAGTACTGGAAGCAAGACGGATCGATAGCAGCAGAGGAAGCGTCATTGGGGTTGTTGTAGTACTGTGCTCGAAACTTAGCTGGGTCAGCGTACTGGGCTCGTTTAAGAGCTAGCTGATGTGAGTCGAAGCCGAACCAACGTCCATCTGATGTTTGAGAACGTGGCCACAGGAACTCTCCTGTGCCGTCTCCTTGTGACTCTACCTCGCGTTGAAGAACTTCATACAGAGGGACAGTCTCGATTACTTCGCCATCCTTGTTGTAGATCTCGTACGTCATGCTGAGCATGTCGTTGTACAGATCTTTAGGATGATAACGCGTACCTACTGCCCATACTTTGGAGTCGGTACCTGCGATAGACGCCAAGTACGATACTTGGTTTCTTACTCGCTCTCGTCCTTCTTCAGTGTCTGCAGAATCATCGACAACGACGTCATCCAGAACTGCAATGTCACAATGAAGCCCAACGATATTAGTAGTAAGACCAGCCGTGAACACAGTAGGGTCGCGGATAATTTGTTCTTTACGCTTAGGATGGTCGACACTAATTTCTGTTTCAGTCCACTTCTCACGTTCACTATCCTTAGCTTTGACCATCTCTGGCCAATATCTGCGATAGTTGATTGACGTGAGAATGTCCTTGATAAACTTAAGCTGCTTGGTTGCTAGACCAGACGTGCTGGAAATGTACAACACTCGAACAGCTGGGTTCTTTGTGATCTCCCACGCTACGCGATACGCGACTAGTGCTGACTTCTGATGATCTCGTGGTAGAAGGAGAAGTTGATGAGACTTAGCGTCTTGCCGTGTCCACCATGAGATTACATCTTTGTGTACTTGCCCTAACACTCGGTTAGGGTGCACCAGTCTAATGAATGCTTCTAGATCACCAAGTGCTTTAGCACGAATTTGATCTAGCTTATTATTGACTGGATTAGCCATTAAAAGGATACGTTACGCCAGTGAATACCGGTTCGATCTTTGCTGTTGCGAACAGCGCTGCATTGAAATCCGCAGCTTGATAAATCATCGTAGAAGGAATGCTCTCGTCTTCATTTCGCTGCATAGCAAAACGAAGCTGAGGAAGCTGTGTATAGCGAAGCGTGGGAAGCGCAATCGAGCACCACCAGCCAGGAGCGGTTACTGCAGGAGTAACGAGCACCGGGGCCATCGGATCGGTATTGTCCCAGACTGCAGGAGTAATCGTTACTGTCTGGCCGTAGATACCGATGGAGGTGTCCCAGTTGTCTTGGTTGACGTGGGTACTAAGGGCTTCTTTGGCCTGGGCCTCTGAAGTGAATGCAAAGACGTGATCAACTAGTGCCATGGGTTATGCCGTGAGCGTCTGGAGGTTGGCATTAGAGATACGCGAAGTCCAATAGGCTACTCGGCGAATGTATCCATTGGTGGAACGACCACCTACGGCACGATCACCGAAGCGGAATGTCGTAAGGCCAGTAGGAACAGTAACCGTTGCATCCGTGCCGACTGCTTCACCGTCGAATGTATGTGCGGCGTCGTTGGTTGCCCAGGCCAAGGCGGATTTACCCGCGCCATTGACTGGGTACATTGTGCCGCCGATGTTCGCCTGGGTTGCACCACCAGATAGAACGTACCCACGCGAATTTCCGGTATCTGTCATCATAATCGAAATTTGATTATTTGACGTACCGTCGTCTGCGCTAATGCCGTAGCAGAGCGAAGTTGAATTACTGAATATCAGCGCCTCGTTGTAGAACGTGCCCGTCGAAGTATTGAAGTACGACGGAACAGCCATCGTTACGTTGTCAGCATTCCGTGTAGCGCTGCCAGAGGTCGTGGGGATGTAGGAGGTGGCGAAGGAACCAGCTTCAAGTTGAGCGCCCCATACATACATAGCCTCAGTGCCTGCGGCAGAAATCGTGGCAGCATTTTGGTTCGCGGCCAAGCCGACAGATACCTGACTAGACGTGCTTGGTGCCGTAAACGTAAAGCGCAATCTAATCCAGCCGTTGGCCAACATATCAACCGCAGCAGATGATACCCCAGCGGCAACAGTGCCCAGTACTCCAGTCTGCAAATTTACTGTTGTGAGATTTGCGTCATTCGGGCATGCAATAAAAGCGTGCGTATTATTAAGGTATTTTAGATAGATAGAAGTTGTATAAACAGAACCTGCGACAACTGTAATGCCGCGTGATAGATAATGATACGATCCGCCTGCTGTCGCCGTTACTTTATCTGCAGACAATGAACCATCTGGCGCTGCGGTTTGATCTGCGGTTACTGTCACGCTCGCGCTGTTATAATTCCAGCCCCCTGAAGTGACATCAAACCGCTGCGAATATGTGCAGAGGTTTATCCGCTGCTCTTCGACCAAGAGGCCGTTAGTTCCGTAGCGAAGCGTGTTCGACGGGAAGTTCGTCAGCGTCCCATCTGCGTTGGTGTAGTAACCAGACGAGCTACGGGAGCAGGAAAGCAAGGCAGCAATAGATGTTCCGCCCCAGACTCGATCATTCACGAAATCAATATCCAGGTTCGCAGGAACAGTGCCCCCACGAAGTACCCAGTCGGGAACTCCACCTGAAGAGACGTTACTAAACAATACTGGATAATGAAGGAGAAACGGATGCATCGATTATTAGCGCCAGATAACAGTGATATCGTCTGTGGAAGACGTAACGATTGTTAGACCGTTTGCGAATCGACAGAAGAAGGGCAAGGAGTACTGGTTGGCAGTAAGTGTTGCTGGGTGGGTAATGGTACCGATCTTGGTCCCAGAGGCAGCTGTGTTGTCGTAGATAGTGATCGTAGAAGACGCTACGGCCTTATTGACGACAATGGCTACTAGAGCACCGACACCGGACTTAACCGTGGTGGTAGTAGCAGTGGTAATATTAGTAGGTTGACCGAAGTCTTCACGAACTACTGTGGACATGGAATTCCCTTTTTTTCTTAATTAATGCCTAGACGGGCTAGGTCTTCTTTGAGAGACGCAGAATCTAATGCCATCTCTTTGGCTACGTTTTTAATCTCATCTTTAGAGGGCCGTCCTCGCTTAGGAGAGCCATTAGGTTGAGACACCCAACCCCCGATAAGAAGAAACTTGTTGGCTTCAAAGGACTTGTTGCCGTACCCGTCCTTAGCAGTCTCTCGGATTGCTCGGAGTGCTCTGGCTCTTAGCTTGAGTTCCAGTTCCTTGCGCCATTGCGCAATGAGATCCACCATGAACGCAGTCTTACAGATCTGCTCCCAGTGTTCGTAGGACTCAAAGAAGGTGTTAGCAAAATCGAACTCTACGGTGTCTTCCATCTCCATGTAGAGCTTATAGAGAGACGGATAGCCGTTAAAGTCATTCCTTTTTAAGACGTACAAAGCGGTGTTAGGGTCAAAACCAATATCCCAGAACAATTTGCCAGTGAGCATTTGTCCTTGGTGATTTCTAAACTTAGTAGCTTCTTGTGGCTTAATGAAAGACGTCACGAAGTAAAACTCTTTAGTGGAGACGGAAAGGGGGTATAGAGGAACATAGTGTAGCATTATGCAGCATAATGTTCATAATGTTTCTACTTATTGAGAAGAAAGAGAGAGTAAAGGGGAACGTAATGCACTTAATGCTGCATAATGTTGCATAGTGTAGCATTATGTTCTATCTACACCTCATTGTGAAGCAAACCCGAAGGGATGTCAAGAAAAAAATGCACCTTGGTAGAAACTATTTTATAAGTCCTTGAAATCATTAGGATATCTCATAGCGAATATTCTTACAAAATAGCCTCAGGGAATTTCTATTAGTAATTTTTTAGGTGTGATTCGCGGCTCTAGAGACCCCCCCGACCCCCCCTTGTACCGGCAACCCGAACGCCTCGTGTTGTATAGCCACCTCGTGTCAAGTAACAATCGCGTTACCCGTTCGCATAATAAGGATTATGGAAAGTTACATTTTTTTACATTGAGGTGAGCCATGGTTGCATACCCTAGTCAACCTACAACTCTAGCGCGATACCCCCCACGCTCAAGGGTGGATGGTGCTAACCCATTGAAATCATTGAGAAAAATGTGGTG